CAGCGCCTACGCCAGCGGCAGCACCTGTAGCAGCGCCTACGCCAGCGGCAGCACCTGTAGCAGCGCCTACGCCAGCGGCAGCACCTGTAGCAGCGCCTACGCCAGCGGCAGCACCTGTTAAGGTAATGACTGAAAAAGCAGGTGGGGCAACTTACGAACAGTTTGTTGCACAAGGCTGGAACGATCAGGCGATGATTGAACAGGGTTATATGGTCATCACCACACCAGCGCCGGGTTTTCTCACGGGTAACGGCTACTGATAGTTACTGGAACTGGGACGACATACCGCTTTAAACAGACATGGGGCCATAGCGCCCCATTTACTTATCAGGATTTTACTATGTCAGATGCTTACGTTCACGATATTGAAAACTACCCTAATGTTTATCTTTTTGGTGCAATTCACGAACTGACAGAAGCTGTTTATATTTTTGAAATTTCAGATCGCCGTGATGACCGTCAGGCGTTTTATATGTTTACTGAATATCTTCGTGAGAATAACGGTGAAGAATTTGGTTATAATAACTTAGGGTATGATTATCCGGTTCAACATGCAGTATTGACTAATATAATGTATATTACCAATGCTGATATTTACCGTAAAGGTGACGCAATCATAAATTGTGGTGATGATAATCGTTTTGCTCATACGGTATGGGAAAAAGACTGGATTGTTCCACAAATAGATCTTTATAAAATTCATCATTTTGATAATCAGGCTAAAAGAACCAGTTTAAAAACGCTTGAATTCAACATGAGAATGGAAAATATTGAAGATCTACCATTCCCCCCAGGTACATACCTGACACATGCACAAATAGATGTTCTGCGTCATTACTTGATTCATGACCTTAAAGCCACTTTACGTTTTAAAAAACATAGTAATAAACTGATTGATTTCAGGCGTGAACTTTCGGCTAAATATGGTCGAAACTTCATGAACCATAATGATACAAAAATCGGAAAAGATTATTTCATTATGGAACTTGAGAAGTCAGGTATCCAGTGTTACGAACCGAATTCACGTAGACCACGGCAAACACAGCGACCATCAATAGCTTTAAATAATGTAATATTTCCTTATGTTCGTTTTGAACAGCCTGAATTCAACCGTGTACTTAACTGGTTACGTCAACAAGTCATTACCGAAACAAAAGGCGTATTTACCGATCTAAGTGCTTCAATCAATGGTTTTTCGTTCGATTTTGGTACAGGTGGTATTCATGGTTCAATTGAATCACAAACTATCCGATCAACTGAAAATTATGTAATTGTTGATCTGGACGTTGCAAGTTTTTACCCCAACCTGGCTATCAGTAATGAATTATACCCGGCACACTTAGGTAAACAATTCTGTGTTATTTACAAAAATGTTTATAATATGCGATCCAGTTACCCAAAAGGCACACCTGAAAACGACATGCTTAAACTTGCACTAAACGGTGTGTATGGTGATAGCAATAATGTATATAGTCCGTTTTACGATCCTGCTTATACAATGGCAATTACCATCAATGGTCAGTTGTTACTTTGCATGCTGGCTGAAGAATTAATGAAAATCCCTGGTCTTTCTATGATTCAGGCAAATACTGATGGTTTAACAGTTTATGTTCCACGTGTTTTTACTGATCAAGTTGAACAGGTTCGTCATACTTGGGAAAAATTAACCCGGTTGCAGCTTGAAGAAGCAATTTATGATGTGATGTTTATTCGTGATGTAAATAACTATATCGCTGTTTATGAAGGTGGTAAGAAAGTTAAACGTAAAGGTGCGTACTGTCACACCACCAAAACGGAACAGAATAAAAATGGTGATTTGGGTTGGCATCAAAACCACAGTATGCAGGTTGTTGCAAAAGCGGCTGAAGCGGCGCTGGTACATGGTAAAAATATTCGTGACTTTATAACATCACATGAAGATATCCATGATTTTATGATGGTTACGAAAGTTCCACGTAACAGTAAATTGATGTGGGGCGATCAGCAGGTTCAGAATATCACCCGGTACTATGTCAGCACTGACGGTGCAACACTAACAAAAGTTATGCCACCACTGGCTAAAGCACTGAAGCTTGACCCTAACGCACCAGAGCGCCGCATGGCAGTATGCAAAGGATGGACGGTGACAGAGTGTAACAACATGCAACGCTTCAACCGGGTAACGCTGAACTATGAGTTCTACATTAAAGAGGCTGAAAAGCTGGTTGCGCCATTACGGTAAACCGTATAGAATTATTTAAAACTTACTGAGGCGATAAACAATGCATACTTCACATAAATTCCGTTCTGGCTCTACTGTTGGCGTGTTTACGCCGGGTAACGTTTATAACCGTGTTGACGGGTTCGTTCGTGACGGGAAATCACGGGGGTTCTACATCGATGACAACCATGAATTCCGTCTGACTGATGATGACCTGTTTGAACCTGCCGAATTAATTCCCCTGCGATTACCACAGATGCCTGTGTTCCCGTTACGTCAGGATCGGCTGAAACTGGCTGAACGCTGGGGTACATCTGAAATCAGTATCAGTAACTGGTACAAAGTTGACGACCTGATGAAACCCTGGCGCATTAGTGACGCGATCTGTGGTACACGTGTTTTAACTGAACCTAAGACTGATGTATTCGCGCCGGGCGAACTGGCTGAACTGGCTAACACCCGTGGTTATCTGCTGTCTGAATTGTCTGTACGCTGGGGCTGGCATTACGGGTGTGAAACACTCCATACAATCAGCACGGATCCGCGCCGTGTTGCACTTATCTGGGACATGCTGGAAGGGATGAAACGCCATGATTAAAATCTGCTATATCGCCGGGCCTTATCGCGCTGAATGTGCGCTTAAAACCTCCCGTAATGTGTCCCGTGCTGAACAGATGGGTAAACGACTGACGTTAGAGCGTCCTGAATGGTTCCCGGTTATTCCCCACAAGAACACTGAACTGTGGGACTTTGACGGTGGTCTGCGTAACGTTCAGCCTGAATACTACCTGTCAGGTACACTAGAAGTTATGCGCCGCTGTGACGCTGTTCTGGTGCTCCCTGATTATCGTCGTTCATCTGGTACTATCGCTGAAATCGCAGAAGCTGAACGGCTGGGTATCCCTGTTTATTACAGTGTGGAGAGTATCCCACATGGTGATTAATATGGAATGTCTGATCGGTATGCGTATGATGCTGGCTGATAACAGTATTGATGCAGTAGTTACCGATCCACCTTACGGACTCAGTAAACAACCTGATATGAATGAAGTATTACGCCACTGGTTGAATGGTGATGATTATATCCACACGGGTGGTGGCTTCATGGGTAAATCCTGGGACAGCTTTGTACCGGGTCCGTCAATCTGGAAAGAAGTTTTCCGGGTACTGAAACCCGGTGGTCATCTATTGGCTTTTTTCGGAACACGTACCTATGACCTGGGAACACTGGCGATCCGTTTAGCAGGGTTTGAAATCCGTGATCAAATTGACTGGGTATATGGTTCTGGTTTTCCTAAATCGCTGGATGTAAGTAAAGCAATTGATAAAGTAAATGACCGCTTAGACTTATTTAAACCTTTTGCCGAACACTATGAAAAACAAAGAAAATTAAAAAACTTAACACACAATAAGATTTGTGAAATTGGAAAATTTTTTAATAACGTAAATCATGGTGGGGCATCTTCAAACTGGTCAAAAGGTTTGAACGTTCCAACGATGGAACAATGGTTTATATTACAACCATTGTTAGATTTATCATTTGAATTTCTACCTTTGATAGAAAGGGTAGAAGCAGAACGTGAAATTGTAGGTAGTAAATTAACAAATCTAACTACTTATCAGAACATAGGCGGTGATAATATATCTGGTAAAATAGATATCACTGTACCAGCAACAGATGCCGCTAAACAGTGGGAAGGTTGGGGAACCGCTTTAAAACCCGCTCATGAACCGATCTGTGTTGCGCGTAAACCACTGGCAGGAACCGTTGCTGAAAACGTTATGCAGTTCGGCACAGGTGGTATAAATATCGATGGTTGTCGTATTGAACTGAACGGTGATTTTAAATCTATGGCAAACGGTAGGCCATCAATAACCGGGCTTTCTGATAATTATGACCCATTAACAGCAAATCAACCTGATACACAGGGTCGTTTCCCGGCAAACTTTACCCACAATGGTTCAGATGAAGTGATAAACCTGTTACCGGGTGGGTCAGAACGGTTTTTCTATTGTGCGAAAGCGAGTAAATCAGATCGTGATGAAGGGGTTATGCTGACGATGGTAACCGCTGCTGAAATGACAGACCGTAAACCTGATACAGATGGGTTAAACAGTCCTCGCGCTGGCGCTGGGCGCACTTCTGGCGCACGTAATAATCATCCCACGGTGAAACCTACAGCCTTGATGCAGTGGCTTGTACGCCTCGTTACACCACCAGGCGGTAAGGTTCTTGATCCGTTCATGGGGAGTGGTTCGACTGGTAAAGCCTGTGCAATTGAAGGTTTTGAGTTTATCGGTTTTGAAATGGACCCACATTATTGTGAAATAGCTAAACAGAGGATCGCTTATGTCCACGCTCGTTGAATTTAACCCAATGGATCCTGCTAAACGTCCTACCGGGCGTTATGCGTTTCTTACTCAGACCCGTGAACAGTTTATGCCGTTGATGGCTATGCGCGGTATTCCAATGACACCACAGGGGCTGATCGGAACATCCTTGTTCATGTATCGCAGTAAATTCCCGGTGGTTGCATCATGGACAGAAGTAACAGTTGAGGAATTACTCCAGGCTGTCTACTAAACCATTGTGCGTATATGCACATTTGAAATAAATGTCTAACCACAGGTCATTAACATCCGTTGAATCAGTTCCCGTCAGACCGTTTAACCGTGGTAGGTTTTCGGTCTGACACTTCTGAACCAGCGCGGCCTGATAAACGGCTTTCTGCTTCGGCAACCCGTTCGTTGTACAGGCGTTGATATTCAGGAGTAAGACACTCATTACGAAAAACAGTATTAGTTTTTTCATGGCGGATCTCTACAATTTTGGTATTTTGTGACCAGTCAGCAAGACCTTTCAAAACATCATCAGCAAGTTGCTGTTGTGCTTTCAGTCTTTCCTGCTCTTTCTCTGCAGCGTTTAACTGTTCCTGTTTTTCTTCATTCACCCGGCGTTTGTAACCATTTTGATCACAGGTATATCCGCCAGCACCCAAAACAACAATTACAGCAACAGCAGTTATTAGAAAGCTACGAATCGTCATGGGTTTACCCCCGCATCAATTTTCTGTTCTTTAATATCCTTATCAACAGCAATCTTTTTAGCACCGATATACTGACCAATAGAGAAGCCGAAATACGCTAACAGAACAGTATTATCCAGCGTCTGATCGACTGCCTGATAAATCAGTATCCCGGTAACCACAAGAAAGCCCAGGGCGGCCTGTGCACGACTTAGTGAGATCCCCCCGGCTGCATTTCGAAACATACTGAACTTATCCATTAGAGTGACCCCACACGATTAAGTAACCAGCCATAGGTGAATGTTTCGTTAGCCTGACGACCTTCTGAAAGTTCAAGATAGCGAGCACCCTGTGAACAGTTCAGTGCACGAACCATTACAATTTCAGCCTCACTACCACGGGTTACTAAATATTGTTTAAGTGCGTTGATAGTACGTGGTCCGATCTGACCATCAGCGATTAAATCCGGGTAAAGTTTTTGTTGATTATTGAAAGCATTTAACCAGCGCTGGAAGAACTTTGAAGGTACTGATGGACCCATATTAACACCCGTATCAAACAGTTCTGCAGCGATAAGAGAGGAAACCTGTTGAACCTGATCGAATCGTGGACCAAACCAGTAATCAGCTTCATAGATATTAATAGCCGTTGCTCGTGGTAACTGGCGCATATCACCTTTATACCCATGTGCACGGGCTACTGTTTCAGTAATACCCCACATTGTAGCACCACCACGATCAGCGCTATTATTTGAGTAACCACCCTCATGACCTATCGTATCGTTAATAATCTTATCAACAGTTGCGTTACCAGTGCTCATCGTTTATCACCCTCTGATCGACGTTGTTCGGCTTTAAGACCTTCGATAACAACCTTAAGGTCGTTGGTTGATTGCGTCAGTTCTTTGACACTAGAAAGGATTTGGGTATTCTGGACAGCCTGATATTCAAGTTTCACATCATGTACATCAACACGGGATTCTACCCGTTTAGCCAGGCTATAAGCGCTGTTAGCATAAGACTTTGTATCGGCAACTTCTTTTGCAGTAGCGTTAACCTGATTCTGAAGCACTCCGTAACCTACCGCACCACCTATAATAAATGTTATGATAGGCCAGTATTTCAATACCGGATTACTATTTTCAGACATTGTTCCACACTCCCACGAGGGTTAAAAGATGGCTAACTGCAGTGATTATATCAGCGCTGACGATCTTAAAACAGGTAAGCAAGCGATTTTACATATTGAACATGTAGCAAAAAGTGAAGATGCCAGTGGTAATCCTGCACTTGAAGTTACAGATGAAATCCGTGGGGAGGATGTTACAAACTATACTCTTGACGGTCTTGAAGATTTGTATATTCAGGCTATCAGAAATTTAGGCTGGAACCCGGTAGGTACATTCCAGGCTGGTGCAACATTAACAAAATTAAATGATATTATTCAGGATACCTCTACGTTGACGTGGTATCGCTGGGATGGTGCATTACCTAAAACTGTACCTGCTTCATCTACACCTTCGGGTACTGGTGGCATTACAGCTGGCGCGTGGCAAATCGTAGATGTATCAGACGTATTACGCCGTGATTTGGCTAAGTCTACAGGTGCAGATTTAATTGGGTATAAAAAACCAGGTTTACCAAATACTATTCTTAAACCTATATCTGAACGTTTTAGAAAAACTTATGACGCTGTTGCAGATTATGCAGCCGATCCCACGGGAGCAACATCAAGTGATGTGCAACTTCAAAAATGGATCAACGATCTAATCGCTGATGGGTTTGGTATTGGTATCATTAAAGGTATCTTTAGAATTGATAATCCTTTACTTTTTTCAAATATGCATGGTTTTACTATTCATGCTGATGCTTATATTTATACACATACAGCATTTCCAGCTGGAGAATACGTTGTAGGTTTTAAAGAAGGTGGGAATGGTAAAATTTACGGTAGATTTGAAGTAAGTGCACAGTTACGTACCGATATTAACTGTGGGTTTAAGGTATGGAGTGAGAATTTAGGTGGAACATCAAACATCGACTTCTACAGCTGTGTTGCATCTGATGTGAAAACAGCGTGGAAATTTGGTGATGATGCATTTCCTAATGCTCTAGTTAGTGAAATCACTGTTTTTGGTGGGCATACATCAAACACACCTCGTGTACTTCAGTGTGTAGGAACACAGGTTTATATAAATTTTATTGGTGTACAAGGTATTTCAACCTTACCTTCTGCGTTTACTGGTACAACTCCATACAACATTACAATTAAAGGCTCTCAGTTAAAATGGATCGGTGGAGAACTTCAACACAATGACCAGATCACAGGAGCAATGGTATTTAATGAACCTATTGTAGACGCTGTACATGGTAACAGTTATGGTAATATTGCTGTAGTCCATACTCATGTGGAAATAGCTTGTGCACTTGCGGTTGTCGCTAACCTTGGATCTATTGGGACTACAATTAGTGAACGAACAGGAATGTCTTTTGTAGGTTTGCACGGTTACCATTCACAAAATAACGGACCAATGATCGCTGTGGATGCTAGTGCGAGCGATTATACAGGGTTTATTCATACCGATGATATTTCTCTTTATTGTGGCATTGTGAGAACACAACCTAATATTTCAGCACGCAATGCCCATGTATATTATGATCCAAAGGGTTTTGGTTTTAACTTTGTAAAAGGTTATCAGGCTGTAACTGGTGGCATTTTGCATTTTGCTCGCACTATGATTTTAAAAATAAACAATGCTAATGGACAAAGTTTAACAACGGCTGTTAACACTGTATTATTTAGTGAACCTTATGCAAACGGTGATACAGATCGATGGAATACAAATTATTCCACTGGTTCTTTTACTGTACCAATGGGTGGTTTAAAAGATGTTTCTGTTGAAACAGTTGTCAGAATAAACACGGGGGCGTTGTTACAGCTTGATGTATATGTTGACGGTGTTGTAAAATCTTTAGGTGCTGGAACAGCAACTGTCAATAGGTTAAAAACCGAACTCGGTAATCTTAATGCAGGTCAAGTCATTACTGTTCGTGCCAATCTTAGCACAGGATCAGCACAAACTAATGGCGGTGCTTTAGAATATGTCGCAATTTACGCCAGAAACTAAAGCACCTATTGTAATTTAGTCATCCTGGTAATAACGTGCATCGTAATTGATGCACGTTAAACCTACCTGATAGTTATTATCCCTACCTGATGGTTCCATACTTTGCACAAGCATTGCAAGTTTACTCCGTTGATCATCTGACCGAATAACATATGCTGTTCTGTCACGCAACCAACCAGTATAGATATCTTCTGATGGTTGATATGCCATTATCACAGAAAATTCATTATCCCCGGCAGTAATAGGAATATTTTCAAGAGTTCCTAAAGAATGAGTAAGTGTAATACTGTAATCATTACCATCAACAAATGTTACTGGGTCACTCAAAGTAAGTGTCAAACCATCCACATCAACAATAACACCTTCCATTTGTAATGTTCTGGTATTGTCAATCATATCTATACGCATACCCGGCGAAGCTTGTAAACCTATACTGAGCGCCGTACATTCGTGCGTGATACGTTGATATTTTAATTTATTAAATTCTCTTGACGCTCTTACATCAGCAAGCCATGCCGACTGGCAAGCAAGTAAATCAATTTTATTAAGGTTAGTTTCTTCACCCTTAGTGATATACAAATATGATTTAGCGTTATGATCAAAATATTTTACCTGCACTCCTGTATAATCTTTATTAGGTGCAAAACTTCTTGTTCGTTTATCAGTGTCAGGAACTTTGAACGCATGACCAAATTGCATTGCTGATACTTCCTGTGGTAATTCAGGCCAAAAATAAAGAACACTACCGACTTGATAAGGCATTATGTTTACCGGACCAGAGATAACCTGTAACCCTTCCTCATATGTAGTAGCGTTGTTATCAAATGTATAACCTACCTCAATAGATCTTTCATCACCGAAATAATCTAAAATTTGTTGCTGCACATCGTAAAGTGCAGCAACATCAATGCTGTCGACTGTCCGTCTACCAAAGAAAGGGTCAGTGTGCATTGACATAATCACATCGGCAAAATTCCTACTTGCAACACCATTATAAATTCTAGTAGCTAGCATATTTAATTTTCTTTCTTTTTGTTTAAGTGCCGCATTTGTAGCTCTTGTTACAGTATGAATTAATGTAACATCACCGTAAGTTCTAGGTGGAACATTAGTGATTGCATATAGATCACGCCATTTAACCGTATCAACTACTGTACCTTTGAAATCTTTATCAGTATTACTTATTCTTTTGACATATACATTAACTGGGCCATTAAATGGATTATCAACAATTAATGTACTACCTACGGCCTCATCAAACCGTCCGGATACAGATACATCATGTGTAACGCTAGCCTGAATACCTGAAGGATCTTCTAGAGTTACCGTGAATACAACATAAAATGGAAAAACATCGCCGTCTGTTTTATAAACCCCTGACTGCGCATACAAATTAATCATAACTTTGTCTGCATTATCAAGTAAGTATGGACCTACCTGATACGGTGCTGTACTTTCAACAACAGGTGTAAATTTTTGTAATGTAGCACCACCAGTGCTTGTAAACTGCCAGTAACCATCGGTTCTAAGATATGCTTCTAAATATGCATCCTGACCAGTAGCTGACAAAGCACTCCACCCAGGATGACCTGTGGTATCAAGAATTAAAATATTATCTCCGGAACTTAGCACGTTGTATGTCCCGCTTAAATCATTCCTGGTATAAGTTCCGGTGGGTAAGGTATTCGGTGTGAAACTATAGAAACCAGACAAAACAACTTGTCCCGTTGATGCTCTTTCTGTCCAGTCAATAACAACATTAGACCCGCCTGTAACGGTGGTATCAATTTCACCTGTACTATATATTTTAAAAGTTGCTTTACTTACGTCAGCATAATTTGGTGGTTTTACCTCTGAACCATCAGCTTCGTTCGATGACTTAGCGGTCATTATAGGAAAAGTTGAAAGATCTATTGAACCACCAATATTCATGTATGGTGATCCAAAAGCAGGCGCAGAACCATTTTTATAAAAATCAAGCTGTTCACCTGCTATATTTGAAGCAGGTGTTATCCCATCCCTGACATCCTCAATTAAATATTCACCAGCGCCTAAACATAAAAATTGAACTTCATATTCAGTCCGATCCACAAATATTTTATAGTCCATTAATAGATCTGGATAAGCACGAACAAAACCACGAATATCAGCAATCCTTTCACCTGGTCGTGGCGCGTTAGTACGTCCTTGTAGAGCATTATTTGAAGATGCTGAACGAGTGTTTTTCAGTGATGCTGAAAGGCCAGCGTTAGGTGTAAGTAGTATTGTAGCAGCCACGGCAACGATAGCTGCAATGATATATGGTACAAAAGCGGCTGCAGGTCCCTTTGGTAATTCAACAACAATATAGTTTGTATCAGAGTCCATAACTACAGATGGGTTTTTTACCCATTCATGAGTTATATCATTTTCTGGTGTTACTTCGTTTTTATAAAGTTTAAGACCACGGGGACGTATTGATCCAACAGGCCATGTTGAAAGTAACCATTCACCCAAGTTTTCAGCTACTTCATCAATAACATCATGACCGGGTTTAAAGTAAAGTATTCTCGCCATTGTATTTACCATATCGTAAAATAACGTGATTTAATTTTAACAAACTAAGTGGTGATCGTATAGTTTGACCAGGACCACCTGTCCCTGGTTGAAAACAATGATGAACCATACCACGATCCCACACGCCAATATGTAAACCTCCAGTGAACTTATTTTTCATAACTACTAAACAAGCTTGTTCAGGCTTCTCAATCGGTGTGAAATGTTTTCTCATCCATCTTACAAATTTTGTATCCCAGTCAGCAGACGATACAGGCTGTACGGCATTTGGGTAACCTTTTAATGCATACCACTGGCTAACCTCATGGGTACAGTTCCATTTATCAATATCATATCTGTCACCAATCATGTTGCATACGCCAGTAAAGTTGGGAACCGCTCAAATGTATATAGCTCGCCTGTACCAGCATAGTTTGTTAAAGGTGGGTTTGCTGTAAAAGTACAACCTTGAGAAGTAAACGTTATATCACCAGAGTTCAATATATATGGCCCATCCTGTAAATCTGAAATACTCCCATCTTCTCTGTACACAAATGTTCTTAACGTGACGCTAGGTTTTTCTTCGGTTTCAATAGGTATCAAATCAGCTTTCGTAGCTATAATTTCATTTAAATCCTGTATTGTAAAACTAAATTCCTGTGACAGATCTGTTTGTTTATTAGCTTTCTTTACTGCCATCGGTACATAAAGATATTCGTATTCGTTATCATCTTCGTGTACTGCTGTAAAGCCAGGATAAGCTGAAGTTAGATAAATCGATTCAGGCCATGAACTGTGATTTATTTCAATACCATCAACAATGCCTTTCCCAGTTGTGGCAACTGTTAGTAATTCTCTTAATTCATCTTTCATTCTGGTTTCCACGCGTTGTTCAATAACAAACCTAAATCAATAATGTTATTAAGATAACAAGCTGAATTATCACCCTGACACTGAGTGATTAATATACGAGACGCCATAGCGCAACGGTCAATTATGGGAACAGCTTCAAGTTGTAGTTGCACAGAACCTTTCCAGCCAACGACATTTGATTGAGTAGCATTAACAATCTGGACAACATGATCCTGAATCAAACCGTTAACAAATAAACGCATTAAAAAACGTTTAGATCCTTCAGCAATAGTAAAGTTATAAAAGTCATCCCACCACTGAAGCATCGCTGGTGTTGCCAGTTGGACAACACAACTAACGGTTGCTGGACCACCGAATGTAGCACGTTGCAACCGTGATAATGTTCCGGCAACATCTGATTTAACGACTCCCCAAGGAGCGTTATACGTATAACTATCACGTTCAGGCAGTACCATCTGCCCACCAAACATAAGCCGTGGCAATTCTTCACTCATGATGTTTTCCTGTCAGCAGAATAATTTGTTCTAAATGCTTTATTAGTCTTACTATACGGATCATTAAATTCACGCTGATTAACACGGGGTACTTCTTCACCAATTATGATCCGAACGTCATCAGCCGTTAAACCTTGCTGAACTCTTACACGCTCACCACCATAGTTAGCAACCTGAACATTAACACCAGAAGAACTCTTAGCATCTGGGTTGTACGTACCACGGTTCATAGCCTCCAGCGTAGTTCTGTAACGGCTTGTCGCTTGTGCAGTACTGACAAACTCACCATCACTTAAGCGAGCGTTAATGCTGTCACTTTGGCCTGTTCCTGGACCGGAAACTAAACCACCTGTAGCGAACCCAGCAGCCTGAACAGATGAAAGACTTTGAAGAATTGATGTGCCCTGTGCTAATGCCCCGGCGATAAACGGTATATTCATCGGGAAACCGACAGACATTGCTTTACTGACGTTTTGCCACAGAGATACCGTAGCTGATGCAATAGCAAATGCTTTACTGGCTGCAAACATGGCTTTATAAATGCCTGACTGCTCACCAGCGGCATTTTTCAACAGGTCAGCCATACCACCAAAGAAATCACCTGTTGCACCTAACAGCATAGCATTATTAGCCATAAGCAAATCGTTACGTTGTTGTTCCCCGGCTTGCTGAATCTGTGTTTTAAGGTCCTGATATTGTTGTTCATCTAAAAGATCAGCTTGTCGTGCCTGTTTAGCAATAGTTAAACGCTGTGCTTCCTCTTCACCAGATTGATTTAAACTATTTGCTACTGGATTAAGTTGAGCTTGAACATCATTACTTACCTGGGCTACCTGACTCGCTAAACGTTTCGCTTCTGCCTGTTTCTGTAACGATGCAACCTGCGCATCAACAGCAGCACGTTCAGCATCTGTAGCATCTTTATTTAGTCGTGATTGTGCTTCAGCCTGTTGTGACTGTAGTGTTAACTGTTGCTGTACCTGATATGACTTCTGGTATGCAGAAGCAAGCTGGTCAACTGATATACCCTGTGTGAGATTTAACTGAACTTGTTCACGGGCTAACTGAACATCGTATTGCCCGGCGTTCACCTTATCCTGAAGTGTTTTCAGATATTTTTCATTCGCTGCCTGGTTGCGTTCCAGTTCTTTTTGAGCACGTTTAGCTTCACTTGCCGCTTCACTATTCGCTTTCTTCTCGTCTTTAAGACCTTGTTTATATTCAGACTGTTGTTTTAAAAGTGAAGCATAAGATGCAATCTGATCTTTAGTGGCCTTATCGCCTAATTTTTGTGCTGCAGCAAGTTCATAGTTACCGTCAGCAAGTGCTTTTGTATAAGTAAACTGTTCTTTAAGATTTTTAATCTGTTTTGCAGCATCAGCATCAGGACGCCCGGCAGATGTAACGCTTTTATTCAGCGCTGCAAGGTTACTGGCTTGTGCTGCAAGGTTACTGGCAACACCTTTACCTAACGGCGTAGCCTGGGCAACACCGCGTTGCGCTGCAGCCTGTTGTTTTGTTAGTTCAACATCAAGTTTTTTAAGGTTGTTTAGTTTTGTTTGAGCATCTGATAGATCAGTATTGAACTTAAGATACCCGCCTGTTGACTGTGTGGTATAACCCTTACCGATCTGTTTCTCAAGATCAGCAATTTGTTTCAGGTTTGCTTCACGCTTACTGGTAACACTGTTTAAATCGTTAGTAGCCTGTGCCAGTTTATCTGTATCAGCAGCGGCTTTAATCAGTTCAGTTGTACCAGCAACACCCCCGGCTAACAGATCCAGGAATTTAGAAAGGAATTTAGACGCACCAATCTGTTGATCAAGTTCGGCAATAGCCACAGATAGGTTATTACGTAGTGCTGTAGCAGACTGATCCACAGTTCGTGGTAAACGCTCAAACTGAGAGTTAATATCATCAGTAGCGTTATTCAGAAGCAGTAATTTATCACGGGTAAGTAAACCATCAGACCCCATCTGTTTCAGGTCACCCGTAGCCACTCCCATTTCTTTAGCCAGAACACGAAGAACGACTGGCAATTGTTCTGACACAGATCTGAATTCATCGCCACTTAAACGACCTGACGCAAACGCCTGTGATAACTGGTAAAGTGCTGCGCCCGCTTCCTGAGTTGATGCACCAGAAATACGCGCCATTTTTTGAAGGTTATCTGTAAACTGCAGAATAACCTGGTTACTAATGCCAACATCATTGCCAGTAGCAGCGAAACGCTGGAAACTCTGTGCAGCCGTTTGTAAGTCAGTACCAGCACGGTTAGCCTGTTGAACAAGCTGACCGAAAATTTGTGTGGCTTCAGTAGAACTGGTTGTATAAAGTTCAATACGGCTTTGTAACAGTTCAATCTGTGTTGCCGTATCAATAAAAGCTTTACCCCATTCACCTAATTTACTGACCACCTGCAGACCAATAAACCCTTTAACACCCGTGGCGATGGTATCAAAGGCAGTAGTCGTTTTCTGTGCAGACTGGTTTGTATTTTCCTGCTGGTTATCAAGCTTTTTAAGGCTATTTGTCAGGTCATCGATAGCTTTCTTTTCATCAGCCGTAGCCTGTTTAATAACCCGTGCCAGATCTGCAAATTTCTGCTGGTTATTAACTGTCTGACCTGAAGCACGTGCAGCCGCACCCTGGCTGGCTAAAAGGCGTGATTGCTCTTGTGCAGCCTCACGGGTAGCTTTAGCAACAGCAGCGGCTTTAGCGGCCTGTTGAACCTGCTGTTGTGCTAATTGTTGTGATGCCTTTGCAACGAGTTGTTCAGCGGTAGAGAGATCGTTTGCAGCCTGTGCTGCAGCGATAGTTGATTTCTCAGTCTGGTCTAACTGAGTGTTAAGGTTTTTCAGGTCACGATCTGCTGACCCGGTATCTAACTTTATGTCAATTGGATATTGTGCCACGGTCAGGACTCCCGATAACGTTTATGTCAATAGTTTATCCTAACCGTGGCGCACTTACTACTTTGACCCGACAGCACGTAGTTTGATTATCAATGACCACAGGAACTGAACATCTACGTTAAAACACCGTGCGTAACGCTCACAGGATACCCAGTCAGCTTCAAGCAGGTCAAGATATGCATTCCAGTAGAAAACCGCGTCACGGCGCAATACAGGTCGGTTACTGACGACTGATGGAACCGCCTTACCACGTGCTGCAGCCCCCTGTGCAACCCAGTCCAGGTCATCCCCGTCTGTTTTTCGGTTCCACTGGAGGAAGTCGATCAGTTTTTTTCGATCTGCTTCTCCCAGTCATCTTTGAACATGGCTGAGTTGATAGCGAACTGCACAACGCGTGAATAAACGCCACGACCAAAACGCTCATCGTTCATGAGTTCGATCGCTTCTTCTGGGCTAAATGGTTCTGACTTACCATCGTCAGCCATCAATACCCAGTCTAGCATAAGGACATTTGCTGTGAAATCCACCGCTTCCGGGAAGAAATCCTGTTTCCACAGGCGTTCAAAGAAGTTTTCAGGAAGCTCTGGACGGCCTTTCATGTACTCAGAAACAGCCGCGTTATATACCTGATTACTGGTATTAAGATATAGAACCGTGATACTGAAATTTTTGTTCAGGGTCAGTTCAGCAGAGGCTTTCAAAACCAGTGGTGAAAGGGCTTTTTTTAAATGATCAAACTTTGACATAGTATTTACCTGTTATGTTAGAGGACACGTTGATAGTAATAGTTCTGTACGAATTACGCAAGGTTGACATAAAAAAGCCCCGGCGCTAAACCGGGGCAAAACTTCCACCATGTCAAATTGCAGGTAAGTAAGGGAACAGGCTGAAACCGATAGTAAAACCGATCTGTTCTTCTTCGTGCGCTGTACCGGAAACGGTCACTTTAACTTTTTCACCTGTGGCCAGGTTTTTAGAACCGTCACCAAGGGTCATTGACGGGATGTTAACTACTATCGCACCATCACCGTTCACACCAGCCAGTTCGAAGTTAACTGTGGCGTTGTTACGAATTGCAGCTAGAACGGCACCATCAGTCATCACCGTTTCAGTATCCAGCGTAACTTCCAGGTTGCCCAGGTTAGTAAACGCTGCACCCATTACACCCAGTACATTTTCACCTGACACGTTGTTGTTGATGGTAACAGTGGTATCTTTCAGATAGGTTGAAAGACCACTTTCATCAATTCCGGTCAGGCGCACACGATTCAGGTTAGTTACCGTGTTGTACGCTTCATTATCCACGAATTCAAAGTAACCAGAACCAGGCAGAGGTGTATCAACAGGCTCTGACAGATCTTGCGCAACAAAGGTAAGATCCATCGTCATTTTTTCAGTCAGTGGTGCGTTGATGGTCATCTGGTTAGCAGCTACTGCACGGGCATATTCATAAATAGCCGGGTCAGTGTTATAACGCGCTTCCATCGTATATTCGGTTTTTACATAGTCTGCTGAATCAACAGGTACGTTACGAACAAAACTTGATACGAAGATGCGAACTGTTTTACCAGTACCGACTTCAGTGACAAATTCACTGTTGTCCAAAGAAAGTAAATTGGTAGTCACTGATTCAACACGGGCCATTTTACTGGTAACGGTCTGGGTGAAACCATCCAGATAGATATACTGACCTTTAACCAGCCCAAGAGTGGTCAGGTCAAGCGTAGTTGATGTAATCTGACCGTTAGCATTAACAGCAAGATCACCCGTCGCAGCAGCACGACCAACGACATAAATACGCGCTTCAGCAGGTGGTGATGCTTCAGCGACTACACCAGTGACAGGGATTTCAGAGGTTGTACCACCAGACGCAACAGTTTTAAGACCATTATTCGCAGCCAGTGAGAAACCAGCAGCATAAATTAATGTTCCGGCTGGAAGTGCTGCAGCCAGTGTACCAACATTATAAATACCCGCTTCAACATCAATAACATCGATGTTAATTGCACCCGCACCGACCCAACGGCTATACAGGAAACCATCACCCCAGTAACGGAATGTATCCAAAGTGATGTCGGTCTGGAAACCGGGTGCAACTTCGATGTTGGTTACAGTACCCTTACGCGCTGATCGATCAGTGCTGATCGGTGTACGTTGTGTTTTGGTGATATCAGCAGAGTATGAACTGATTTCGTTTGGTTGCTGAACTGTCCAGGGAGTACCCGAAACAGGTTCACAGACTTTAGCCACGGATAAACGCGTAGCGTTAACATCCGCTGCCGGGACTTGATTACAGTTAAAAACAGATGTAGCCATTTCACGTTACCCCGTGGTTAATAGACTTCTTCAAATTCGTATGTGATCACCGTATTGGTTAAGAACCAGGCGTTGTCACGTCCCTGATATCTTACATCAATTCCGGTATATAGTAACGGTCTGTCCTGCCATACCCCTTCAAACAGTCGCCCTAACCTATCGCCAATATCAATACACAAGGTATCCATACCATATTCAGCAGGTGTACGAACCTGCAGGAATACATTACCCGTTCTTAAACGACGACGACAAACACCCTCACCACCCAGGGTTGTTATTGTCCACGGGCCAGGGTTGTGCGTAAGAATAAGACCTGGTTTTTCAGTTGTGTCAACTTCCAGATCGCCAGACGCAATAACAAAACGATCAGTTTCAATTTCAGCAGGTAACCCGGCTAATACCCGGTTATAAACAATATTTGAAACATCTGCTAAATTCATGAGTTATACCTCACCATGATCCCCGCTGTTAAAATAGCACGTTCGACATAGCCTGACGGTGTTTGCATACTGCTACCACCATTCAGAACACCGATATATGGTACATTATTCGTTATATGTAACGCCTGACCATTAACCGTAATACTACTGATTGTAACGGTATCCTGTTCAATACGTGCTTTACTGACATTCACATCACCAGATGATGTTGACGGACTATTAGCCGGACCACCTTCAGAAAACCACCAGTTATTAGACGCCCACCCTGTGTCAACTGGCGTACCTGTTGGTGGTTCACTTACCAGAATGTTACGTAACGTCAGGACATAACGAATAACTTCACGATCTGTAAAATCCTGCAGGTCTGCTTTAATGTCTTTAAAGACACCTGTTATCCGGTTAATGTCATTAACGTTACGGGCCATTATGCAGTAGCCAGAGGATGAATAAACGCCATATCATCACCCAGTAAACGAGGATTTTGGCGATCAAGTAAACGATACTGATTACCACGGGCATCTGAAACAATATCACCCTGGACAGGCACAAATGGAGGATTAAAAGACTGACTATCCATAATAACCATTGTTTCCGTATACCGAACCATGTTTACCGGATCCCATCGCTCATGAGGGTAAATATACCCACGGCATGTATGAGTTTCGGTTGTGGTTGTTCCTGGTAACGTTGGGTTAGATGGGTTTGGAACCGTAACCTTATGTTTAACAGTTAAATCCTCCCCCAGCTTTTCAAGAGCACGGGTAACACCAGCAAGAACACGATTACGCGGATCTGCCATTATCGTTCACCCTCGTTGATACCTGTACTGTGGTTTTCCAGCGTGATCGGAGGATTATCAAACTGACCACGCTGAATAGCAGGTGGCATACCTTGCCCGGTTAATGTCACCCCACCAACACCGAACCCCAGACCAAAACCAGAACCACCCGGATCTGTTCCGGTATTCAGACGTAAAATAAAATCTTTTTTAAGCAGGTTCCAGGCTTTAGCTGCATCACTACCATTCAGTGAAATTGGTCCTACTTTGATATCAGTATCATTACTGACAAGAGATGCCATATAGTCACAGAGGGCGATACAGATGCTTAACGGGTTTGTATAACCGTTATCGATGTACCACTGGATTGTTTCATCAGTGATATCTGGGACGTTAATTAAATTACGGATACCATCAACTGTGATTGCCATGTGGTCACCTGTGGAGAATTGTTTTCAACATTCTAGCACGATAAAAAAAGCCCGTCACGGGAGACGGGCAAAGACTACACACAGCAATTCTGTTACGCAGTTCAGGACGTTTCACAACGTGCTTTACCCACGATTTGCGGCTTACCCGCCAGCAAGATAGCGATCACCTCCTGTCGGTGTGATTCGCGTGTTTGGCGGATAGTACAGGATTCGAACCTGTGAACCGTTTCCGGTTTATCGGTTAGCAACCGACTGCTGTCGTCCTCTCAGCCAACTATCCGGGGAGTTGTAGATTTAGATGAAAGATGTAAATCATCGTCATTAAAACGCGTCAGTACTTTTTAGTCCCTAGTCACCAATTGTACTCAAATTCTTTACCATAACATCAAACCCACAACTGAGTGGCGGCTTTCCGGCTGAACCACAATGGCTGGGCACCACACCCCATTCGCCAAGACCAGGATTTGAACCTGTCCACCGTACTCGCACACCTGCGGATTCGAACCGCCACTCAGTTGTGTGCCCATTATTAATCACACCGGGCCAGTGCGCCAGATTCGTTAATGAGGAACTGGAATACCTCACTGGTGTTTAGCTGTTAAGCTACTGCCAGGAACGTTTGATCGTTTGCATTTATGTTTTTGGTTCGTTTCTAAAAAACCGCATAATCGCATACGAAAACTATCGGTGAATACGCTCTTTTGCAGAGGACCATGCGCGCTGGAACATGCTTTATCAAACGTATTCACCTGATAGGTGCTGGTTACGCGTCCAGCGTCATTTCTGACCGCAATTTCGGATGATTAGTCCGTATAACATGCCAAATGTATCTGGCGACCAAATTAACAATACGTCAAGAAATATTATAAGTCAAACCTTTTTCTTCACACCACGCGATAGCATCATCTTTGCGCATTTTCTTTTCGCTCATCAGCATACCGCCCATATAGACGTTATACCATCCAGAACCCTCGTTACGCACTTCAGCTACTGCGCCGGGCTGTTCCGGTTGCTGTTCCGGTTGCTGTTCCGGTTGCTGTTCCGGTTGCTGTTCCGGTTCCGCAACGTTGATCTGAATATTTGAGCCGTCAGATTCAATGTTAACTTCACTTTCACTGTGATTATTAACGGTTACTGTTAAATCATCAGCCAGTTCAATCTGACGCATTTTAAATAGTGAACGTAGGATACCGATCGGTGTATCGTCATCGGGTAACGGATCGCCAGTACCTACATATTTACCGTTCCATTTCATAGGACGTGTGAAACGATATTTCAAAGATGGATCAAAATCTGATTTTTTCATGGTGAACCTCATATAAGAAAAAGGGGCAGCGTAAGCCACCCCTTAAAGTTTACGCTATGAATTACACAGCGTCGTAGAACAGGATACCCATGTCCGGCGCAACCATCTGGGTATCAATGGCAAACTCTGCTTCAACAAAGTTACCACGACGACCTTCAACACCAGGATAGGTACGAATAGATGGGCCGTTGTCGATACCCAGGCCGATAAATTCGTTCCATGCAAAGGTTGCAGCCGCGATTGGTTTCATGTTGCCTACAGTCGGTTCAACGTAGTTCAGCATCAGCACACCTTTAGCGGCAAACTGCAGATCAGTCAGTGGATTACCGTTGCTATCTTCGATACCATCAGCAGCCATGTTAACCACGGATTGCATGATTTCGATTTCGTTGACTTCCAGCAGTGCAGCCAGCGCCTGTTCAGTAACCATGCCCGGATTCTGAGTGGTAGAGCCACCGTTGATACGGTCGATTACAGACGGGTTACGGGTTAGCGCATCGTACACATCCAGAGTCATCAGCGCTTTGTTCCAGCGGCGACCACCAGTAGCCAGAGAGAACGCAACACGGTGTGACAGGATATCACCGATCGGATCGGAGTTAGCGTTAGACCATTTCAGGAACTGGTTACCAGTTGGGCCGGATGCCACACCCTGATAATCAGTTGCCCACTTGCCCGGCACCAGGAATTTAGATACGAAATCGATCTCTTTATTGATCAACAGCGCATCAGTAACAACACCAGTTGCTTCCATATCCAGTTGCTGACCGTTCGCAACGTTTGCACGTTTTTTGTCAGAAATAAAGATACGGATCGCATCATCATCAACGGTGTAACCCTGGTTTTTGGTTTTATAACCAATAGTGTTAGCAACACCATCTTCGGCACGTTTTGAGTTTACCGGACGACCAAAGTAACCTTTAGGGTAGGTAAGAAATTTACCTGCAGCCTGAGTTACCGGAACGACCGGGAAATAACGAGTACCGACAAACAGTGATGTATCCTGCCAGTACGCTACCGAAAAGTTGGACAGGAACAAGTCCGGGTTGCCAACATCTTTGTAATTCTGCTTGTAGCTCATCTGTTTTGCTCCTGATTATGCTTTAGCGTATGGCGCGATGATCATACCAGTAACCACCTGATCTGCAGCGGTTGCCGGAGTTTGTGAGATTGCCACAACGAGTTGACCCGTGGTAGCGGTCTGGAATTTACCAGCAGCAGTTACTGCCAGTTCAACGCCAACACCGAATGTTGCAGCCGCTTTAACCGGAACGAATTTTTCTTTTTCGTTAACCAGGTCAAAGAAACCACCTACGGTTGCCTGATCGTCAACAGAAATACCGTCAATACGACCGCCAGCGGCAGGAAGTTTATATTTTGGTACACAACCATTGGTATCACCCAGTGAAGTGTCCAGAACCAGACCCAGGCCAGCCAGCAGTGCTACAGAAGCAACAGCACGAGTTGGGCGCTCATAGTTCCAGTAAATTTTGCTGTTGTTAGCCATTATTCATCACCTCGGGTTGCATCGATCAGTTCCTGACCTTTTTTAGTTGACGCTACAGCCATCATAGCCTGTGCACGAGTTTTACCAGGGTTATCTTTCATCCACTGGGCAATCGCATCTTCAAGCGCGGTTGAACCCTTACTACCGCCCATAGGCGCTGCAGGTTCTTTACGTGCTTTCCAGAGGCCATCGGCCTGTTTCAGTTTTTCAACCAGGAAAGTGCGATCCGCTTCAGGCAGTTTTTCAATTGCCATGACCATAGCTGTTTTCTGAACCATTTCACCCGGAATATTTGCATAATCCGCGTTTACAGTTTTTTCAGCTTTCGCCAGATTAGCTTCACCCTGTGCTTTACGCAGTTCGTCATCCTGGGATTTCAGAACATCGTACATTGCACCCGCTACTGACTTCTGAACAACCTGACCACCAATCGTGGTAAAGGAGTCATCAGCCGCTTTTGCCATGGTAACCAGCGCATCACGTGCGGTAGTATCCATTTTGCGGAATGCTTCCTGATCGGTTTCAGGCAGAGAATTATGATACGCCTTATGGGTATCGCTCATCTCAGCCAGAGCTTTATATTTTTCCAAATCAGACATTTCAATTTCCTCTGCCGTTTTTAAAACCTGGGGAATTTCCTGATCCGGGTGTAATTCTTTCCACGCGGCCCGGACTTTACTTTTCACGCTTGCCAGATCAGCTTCAGGGATTTCGACCTTATTACCACGATACCCCGGACCTAACGCAGCAAGTGCAGCACCAACAATACGTGAATCTGGTTTACCGCCTGGCGTGGAGGTTAATCGAAGTTTCCAGGTTGAAGGTTTTTCTGGATCCGGTACATAAGCGTAATCAGATGCCGGGAAAACTTCACCACCTTCGGTTTTACCACCTTTCGCTTTATTCAGCGAAATACCAGCGGCCTGTTGCAACGTTATAATATATTCATTTACCGCATCACGCAATGCTGCCTGTTTATCAGTAACTGAATCATCTTTCGCAATATCCTCTGCTGATTCACGAAGCGCTTCGTTAAGCATCCATGAATTAGACAGGAACTGGTTTACTTGCTCGCTCAACTGTTGTTCAGCCAGTGCAGCACTGAATGCAGATTTAAGGAGTGTTACACCGGGTGTGTCACCATGAGATTTCAGCATAAGAGCGTTTGCCCCTTCATGTGCTGGTTTAGTAACGCCGGACAGGAAACCAATTTTCATTGATCTCGCACGGCGTAAATGAGTGGTTCCGTCAGTACGCATTATTCCACGTCCTCATAAAAAGCAGTACCACCGATACTATAACCCGTATATTCACCGGACTGAAACTTTTTCAGAATATCATCATCAGTAATGAGTGTTCCGACAATTACCCCAGTCTGTTCGAGTTTATCAACCAGACCAAAACTTTTCGCGACATCCTCAGTCATGGGAAATGCAAAGACAACTTTACCTACTTGTTGTTCATTATGCATGTTGTCCATGATGCGTTGATCGCCGTTCATGAAATCCAGCCACGCTTTCAGCGTCACATCTTCCGGGAACTGTTCGTTATCGGTATCAGTATAAATTTCTAACTGACCTGTTTCCGGGTTGCGTTTTTTACAGATCGAACCCCAGCCAAAAACCATGCGCAGCTGTGGATCAACCTTGTTAACTTTTACTTCAATCATTGGTTGTTTCCTCGCGAGTTAACCACGGGTGCATATTATCATAGTTTTTCCTTACTCTTTTAGATCTTTATCTTGTTCCCTTAACTAACCCTATATTATTTTTCTTCTATTTTATTATACTATCTATACTATCTATAAAAATATAATAAAAATAATAAGTTAGGGGAGAATTGATTAAAAATTAACCATGTGTGAACTATTAAATCTATGTTTGGTATAACATGTTATGTTGTTTTGTTTGGTCTAAATCTATGCAACCTATGATACCTATACACTGTTTCAGATAACATAGTGTGTTATACGTATAAAATAATTCTTGACGAATTGCAGATTATCAGTTAGATTTATCGCATGAAACAGCATCGTGGTGATGTGTGTACGAGGGTTAGACAATGTGTGAATGCATGAAAAAAGTGGGTGATCAGCTTCAAAAACGACTGATGGAAAAAGTACCAGAAGGTGCAGAAGTGAGCACTAACATGTTTGATAAAGTTGGCTGGGATAACCAGTGTTTTGGACTCGAATCAGGGAAAACGTTTGTTATGCTGAAATATCGCCTGGTATACCGTGCGCTTAAAAAGAATGGTGAACTGGCGAAAAACTTCACGCGACTGGAAACTAATCTGAAAATGTCCTACTGCCCGGTGTGCGGTGAAAAACAGGAGTGATTATGTCCCAACTTGAATCAGTTTTTGAAGTTCGATCCGGTGATAACGCGCCGGGTGATGGTATATTTGAAGGTGGTATGTTCAGTAGTCATGAACTTGCTAAAACCCATGCTGATGAAGTTATAAAAAACCTCAGTAACTTTGAAGATCTTCAGTGGGTTTCTGTTTCCCGTGCTGAAGGACGTTTTTATTGGGTACAAATTGAAGAACATGTGATAATTTACCCTGAACAGGAGTGACCCATGTACAACATCCTTTTCCCGATCCCGTTCGCAATCCTCTGGATTCTGGACGCCATTTTAAAAACTAACTGGTGAATGTTATGAAAAATATGTTGATTGAAAAAACTGTAGCATCAATGAAAATTGCTTCTGATAAACAAGCGCTACTTTTCATTACTACCGAAGGTGAAAACCTGATCGCAAGAGTAGACGCAGATTGTTGTTCGTATTCATGGATTGAATCAATCGAACTTCCAGCGCTTGGTTTTCCTTTTACAGTAATCAGTATTGATGATCTTGATTTACCTGGTAGCGATGATAACCATCCTGATCATGATTGTTTACAAGTTTATGGTGCTAAAATCACCACTGATAAAGGTGATATTGTTATTGACTATCGTAATTCTTCAAATGGTTATTATGGTGGCAACATGTGCTGGCCCGGCGATGACTATTTTTACGGTGGTGTTCATGGGCAAAACATATCAAATGAAGAATGGGAAGATATTCAGGACGCGGGGTAAACGCTGATGGGTATGAAACAAATCTGGGATGGTAAAAACCTCCCTCCAGTTGGTTGTGATATATTGGTTCACTTAGCCAGTATTAATAAGTGGGTCCCACACATGGTAGAAGGTTATGAAATTTGGCCGTCTACTCATGAAAATGATACTGCACATCACCGTATTCAAATCAAAGTCAATGGTAACATGCGTTTGTTATCTGATGTGCGACCTGTTGACTGGCGGGAACCAGACTAACCCAGTGAACCGATATCTTCTGGTAAACTGTACTGCACCCGGCAACGGCAATTGATCACGTTCGCAGCACTACCGTTAGGGTCACGAGGGAACATAAGCGGCCCTAACGGTGTTGTAAACGGTCTGTCAATTGGGATCCATCCGTTATTTTCACCCGTACTGATATGTGCGTCACGTGTGCGGGTATCCTTCCGGTATAACCAACGCTTCAGTAACTGATTACTGATTGACCCCATCACCTGACCCTGACGAATCGCCTGATCCTGTCCGACTGACACAGCGCGAAGTGATTCAGTACGTGCGATTGTCTCTGTACGCTGTTTTACGTAGCGCAACCGGGTCTGTTCAATAATCTTATCCATCTGATCCTGTGACAGCTTCCCGGCGCTTACAGCGTTTTTTGCGCTATCAGTAACGGTCGTCAGACTATTCACATAACCCGCTTCACCTTTTTCCAGTGCCGATCGCAGACGCTGCACAGTCATTTCCTGGCGCTGAGTCAGGCCAATACTGGAACGAAAATCACGGGCAATCTGGCGCGGGTTACGTCCGGTTACCACACCCTGATTAACCGCTATCTGAACAGCCTTAACTGTTTCATCACTAACTTCACGGATCATCTGACCAACATAGTTATTAACGTAGGCGCTTACCTGTGGTGTAACCAGGCTGAATACGATTGGTGCAGTAACTGCAGCTTTTGGAAGAACCTGAACGACAACACGACCTGATTCGCTGATCGCATCTTCAATCACTGGGCGCAGTTGTGCGCTGAGTTCATCGGGAAGTGTTTCAAGAATGGGAAGTAATCCGGTAATGCCCTGGGTTTCAATGATGTATTCGAGATTAGCGAGGCTTTCCGAACGGCGCACGTTTTCCCACACGATGTTCAGTGCTTCACGGATGCGAGCATCATATCGTTCTGAAATTTCCGGGTACGGGTCTTTAGTTGCCATGATTCAGCCTCAGTGTGATTACTGAGGCTGATTATATCACAGGTTTATCATGCGTTGGCCCACTTCACGATCGGTGGCGATCAACAGGCGTTGCAATTTGGCGACGTAACCAGATGGAAACGGTTGGGAAAGTACCATGTCCAGCATTTTAATGGTGTTAGGCATGATCATACGGTTTTTAAGTGCTTTTGCACAGCGTTTTAAAGCGGTGTTTGGTTTATCTTTATTAACAGCAACACATAACTGTAAAGTTACCACGATATCGATAAATTCATGTACACCTATCACTTTTGGATGATCTGCCGGATAACCGCTGTACTCTGCTGAATGCTGTAAATTATCGCTGAAGCTCACGTTTCTTTGTCCCCTGTAGACGATTTTTAACTTCCCGGATATGTTCTTCCAGGTGTGCCACTGCTGCCTGTGCACGTTCATAATCAAGTTCCAGATCGCGCAGTAATTCAGAATCCGAGCGCTTTTGCTTTACCATATTTAAAAATCCTCAATGACTGTAATTCAGTGGCGATATTAACCATATCATCTGGTGTTAATTGTTTTTCGCCTTTGCTTTTTATGACCATTCGCAGTTTATAGTTTTCAATCGGTTCATATTTTGGATGATCTGCAACTACAACTTCTGGTTCGTACAATCGTGGTAATTGATCAATTGTGAAACCTAATTTAAGCCAGTGTCTGAATAATTTTACTTTTATCGCCGCTCTTTCTGGTTTTTTATAGGTACCCAAATAATAACGTTTATTATTTACTGATACACCCGTACCATATCCACCATCAGTGGCGTAAACGCCTGTAAAACCTTTCATAACTGTTCCCCCAGATCACGGGCTACTCGTTCGATTAAGCGACATGTAGCTTTAGGTTTATCAAAGTTATCAGACCACTGTTCGGTATACTGCAGGTCATCGGTAAACACCGATTTATCCCGATCACAATGGATGATAATCATGCTGTGTTTCACCATCAAATGAAACGCCTGTAGCTCACTTATCATTAAGATATTCCTCAGCATGTAACGCAGCGTAGGCGATCATATCTTCCAGACTATCCCGGTGCGGAGTTTCAGTATTGGAATAGAAACGAACTGCTTTAAGCATAACCAGGAATAACCAACCTTCACCCGGTGTTAAATCGCGCCCGGTCACCGCGTTAAATGCAGCAACGATTTTAGCGGCTGACCGTTCGTTACCTGACTTATCGTACTGTTGACCACGTTCAGCCAGAAGTTGTGCAGCCTGTTTCAACAGGTCCGGTGCAGTTGATGGTTGTTGTGCAGGGGTGAATAAATGCGCTAAATGCAGGTCTGCAAGCGACATTGGTTTATAAACAGTAGTTATTACATCAGCTTCTGATTTATTGTTGATAGAAAAAGCAACTGCAGGACGTTCAGCAACTATTTCAAATTGATTTTCATCATGAATAGTTTGTGGTGGGTTCCTTAAAATAGGTGCATACATGGCACCATCTGACCAGACAAAAGTATTTTGAGTTTTATCAAGCAGAATACGATCGGCCCAGTGTGGTGCATCATCAAAGTTTTCAAATTCATGCGTGATGTTACGTTTCATCATTCTTTCCTCGTTGGTTATAAATAATTCTTGACAGATTACACAACATCGCGCAGTATTGCAAGTGTCAAAACACACTGAGGAACAAATGATGACTAACCTTTACATCAGAAAGCATTCACCCGTAGCAGAAGCGCCATCCCGTGCAACACCAGATAGTGCTGGTGTGGATGTTCGCGCTTGCCTGTGGGAACCAACGGTAACGGTATTCACTCACGCTGGACCAAAACAAGAACGTCAGGTAGTCGCCGGGACAATCAACATTTACCCTGGGGAACGTATGATGGTTCCCACTGCGCTTTCAATGTCGGTTGATGCGGGATACTGCATTAAGTTTTACCCGCGTTCCGGCCTGAGTCTTAAAAACGGTCTGACACTGATCAACGCCGTTGCAGTTGGCGATCGTGACTATGAAAACGAATACTACGTTCTGTTAACAAACCTCAGCGGTAAAGTCGCCAGCATCGCAGACGGTGAACGCATCTGTCAGCTTATGGTTGAACGTGTCGAACCGGTTACTGTAGTTGAAGTGGAACAGTTACCGGATATCAATAGCCAGCGTAACGGCGGAATGGGATCAACGGGGCGTAACTGATGAACAATCGTGAACTTTTAATCAATGCTGCACATGCTGGTGAGATCGAAGGTAAGTATTATATCGCCTACGGTGAACGTGAAGTTAACGAAGGGATTGATATCGGTGGTGGTCGTCTGTGGAACCCGCTTAACAGTAATGCTGACGCTTTCAAGTTGATGGTTCACCTGTATATGGATCTGGACGTCTTCGATCGGGAAATCAGAGTTAATAACCCTGACACTGGTGTTTCATTCACTCAGGATGTTAACCACGGAGAAGATCGTGAAAAAGCAACCCGTTTAGCAATCGTCAACTGTGCAGCAATTATTGGAGATAACCTATGAAACAGTGGAAATATATCACAGGTTCTGAAAAAGATTTTGAAGGTGCGCCGAACTGGGCGGTATGTGTCTGTCAGGGTAGTGAAGTTTTATGTTTTTATGACCAAATTACAGGTAGAGGTCGTTGGAAAAATAAAGGAATTCGTGGGGAAGGTTACGATGATATTGGTGGTCTACCTGTCATCGCACAGCGTGAACTGATCGAAGTCTGGAACGGTGAAGGTTTACCACCAGTCGGTACTGTTTGCCAGTGGTTAGCCAGCGGTGATCATGACTGGATTAATGTCACGGTACTGGGTCATGACGGGGAAGATACCTGGTTAAAACCTGATGACGGTACACAATCATTTGTGGTCAGTTGTGCAGAAGATTTCAGACCATTATCCATTGAACGCGATCTGGCTATTAAAGAGATTCTTCAGATTATCGATCATAATGGAGTAGACCCTCTTAACTCTGCAAAACAAATCTATGATACTGGTTATCGTAAATATTCTGCTAAACCTGGTTTCGAATGGCGTTACGTCTGCAGCACTTGTGGGTGTAAAGTTGAACCCGGTGAAGAATTACCACACGGGTGCTAACTATGACGATATTTAAAAACGGTCTGGGGGATACCGTTGCTTTCCTCCCGAAAGTCTGTCTGGTCGATCCTCACGCTGTTGATTACGAACACAGTAAACCACAGAAAAACGCCGGATATGACGACCTGTGCGGCGATATCATCCGTGGGTGTGATATCGGTATTGAACAGCTTCAAAAGCTCCGCACAGACTATGAAAAACGCCGTGTAATGTACGGTATGGGTGTTCCACCAGTATTCGATGTTGTTAAGGGGTGACGTATGATTACAGTTGTTGTTGGTCCAAAAGGTTGCGGTAAAACCCGTAATGCTAAATTAATCGCTGAAAAACTCGGTTGTAAAGTTATAGTTGATGAAGGTATTCAGGGGTTAATCGAAGCAAAAAGAATGCTTGAAACTTACGATGATGTTTTATATCTGACTAACGAAATTCAGAATGTGACAGGTGAAGAACGCCATGTAAAAGCTATCATTCCGTATCACTCACTGGGGTTACCATCATGACCTTCATCGTGTTCTATGTGTTGTTCTGCGCTCTTATTGGTGCTATCGCCAAACACACCGGGCGTAACATAGGTGTATGGTTCTTTATCGCATTGTTGACTAGTCCTGGTGTTGGTGTGTTGCTTTTGCTGATCGTCTGGTTCTGCAATGGTAACGTAAAACCACAGATACAGACTAATGGCGGGATGTTCCATACGTTTGAAGAAGCGCTGACATTCACACGTTCGAATTACTCACTGGATGCCGGGGAAGATTACAAACTTGCTTCAAAACTGCTGAAACATGCGGCGTGTCGCAACGATTGTGATAAACTCGCTATTGAACATATCGGTTAACAGAGGGTTATCAAATGCGTTTCGAAATTCTTGAACTTGCCGGGTACGATAAAACAGCCGCTGAAATCCTGGTGGATGCTGTTTCTGATGATGAAACAAAATTCAAACTGCTGAATAAAGTGTGGCCTTTTATCGTAAACACTTCATCTGCTGCAGACAGAGCATCGCAATTTAAAAGTGTTGTCACGGGGTTGTATGGTTTTACCGGGGGTGATGAAGTTAAATATCAGCTTCTGGAAAAGACGCTTGACCGCGTTATCAACACTCAGAATACCCTTCAGGATCGTGTTCAGACTGCGATTGATGAAGCAGAAAAACTTCTTCCTATCGTGCAGAAATAAGTTCAGGGGCCGATAGTGGCCCCTTTTCTTTAATCCTCAATAGACGGTAACTTTTCACCCGTCTTATCAATACCTTTAGTTGGTAAACCAGCCTCTTTATATACAAACTCCTGCAGTTCCGGGTCAGGGAATACTGGCGCACCAGCTTGTGCAAGACGTGCAAGCGCAGTTGTCAGCGTTTCAATACTGTCTTTGCTGATTGACCCGGCACGAATAACTGGGCGCAGTTCATCAGGGAATGCGTTAAGTTTCCACAGTTGCGGGATAAGCTGACGGTTGATGCATTCCACGTTACTATCGATGCGTGACTGCATCGCGCGGATCCACAGTTCAGTACGATTACCCAGATTAGCCTGATTCCCGGTGTTACCACCTGTACCGAAGAACATGAAATCAGCCAGCAGCGCACGGGCGATACTGGTATCCAGACGTTTAATAGTCCGGTCAATATCAACAGCGTTTGATTGTTCAGGAGTCAGGAATTCCAGTTTAACCTGTTGTTCACTACCATACGTGGTAACACCTGTTTCAGGATCAAATCCTGAAATATATGGTTTTGAGTAAACAACCATACCTGATTGTTCGTTGCGTTTAACTCTTGCAACGATACCTTCAAAATCATCAATCATCGCCTGTGCAGCCTGGCGCTGTGCTTCAGGCAAGTTCGGATCGTTTGCCGCTTTTTTGATATCGCTGTTAACGGTGATGACCGGGAAACCCGTTCCACGTTCAGCCAGAATCGCTTCAATTTCCAGGTGAACTTTTTTGTAATACCACGGGCGATAGGCTGTACGCAGGATGGATAAACCTTCCGGGTTGCCTTTATTCGGGCTAGAAATCAGATGTAACGAGCGCTCACGGGGGATCAGTGTGCTAACAGCAGTCGTGGGTGAACGCTGGAAAATACCGCGCACATACCCGGTAGGTTCATCAATATACCAGCCGTCCAGCGTTTCAGCAGCTACCGGAACAAGACGAGCAATACCCACGGAACCGTCAGGAAGTTGTTTGATCCACACGTCATACCATGACCAGCCGAAAACATCGGTATCAGTCCAGGTCTGAACGAAAGCAGACCAGGTATCATCCGGTAATGCACCCTCAGGATCACCCATCTGTTTTTCAATAGCGTTTTCCAGCCATTCAGCATATTTAACAGCTTCCGGGTTTTCAGGATCAGCCGGGTCAAAAATCCACTGAACGGAACGATAAACGCTGTTCATAGCGAATAACACACCACCAATAGTTTCATCGTTCTCTGCCATCTGGCGCAGGATTCGACGGCCTTGCTTACCGTTTAGTTTTGGCAGGAAGTCATCATTTACCTGGTTGCCCGTGCGCTGGTATCCGGCAACCGCTAACTGTTCGTACTGGTCATCAGCCATTTTCACAGGCTCCTTCGTTGGTTATGAGTACAGTTTAACATTGTGTTATGTTTACGGGTAGATTAAAATAATTCTTGACGGATTACAGAAAGGCGGTTAAGCTCTAACCATCAACTGAACAGGAGTAGTGAACGATGATTAGTCATAACGATTTCAAATATTACAAGAAAGGCCAGATTGTTCCACGCAGCATCTGCGAAGCTAAATCTAAGGTTCGTCGCCATGTTCGTTTTGCTATGGATGTTTGCGTGGTTGGGAATAAAAACATCATCGCGGTAAAGGACTCAGGTGAAAGACAAAATGCTATTATGAACATCATGGCTTATGGAAATCCAGACATAGCTTTCAGAAACCTTTTTATTGAGGGTAACGGTTTCATCCCTGTCATCATTCGTCTGTTTGTAATGGGGAAAAAAGAACCGGTAATCAAAATCATCAGTGATGAACTTAATGGCGTGTGACGAATGAACGAACTACAAAAGATATGGGTTAAAACCTATGATGAGTACATAAAAGCTTTACGAGATATAGGAATTACTGTTTCAGAGTATCGTCTTGTTGATGCTAAAAAACATGCTGATGAAGTTCTTCAATCTTTAATTAAACTTAAAAGTGATTAATAAAATGAAACAGTGGAAATATATCAAAGGTTCGGAAAAAGATTTTGAAGGTGCGCCGGACTGGGCTGTTATCGTTTGGGAATGTCCTGGTGTAAACATCATGTTTATGGAAAGTCTTAGTGTTGGCGATCGTATTCAACCAATGTCAACAACGAGTGTATACAAAATTATAAACCCAAATAAATTACCTAACCCCGATTATGTGATAGCTCAACGTAAGGAACAAGTATGAAAACGAATCGTCAGGCACGGTTATTACTTATTAAACCTTTTGCACCGCGTGAACAAAAGGTGAACATTAGTAACCGTAAGAGATTATATTATACGGGTGGTCAATACTATTGTGTTAACCGTAAACTAAATATCGGTCAGGCGCGTTGGGCGCGTTATCGTAAGTGGGTCAAATCACTGGAGGAATTTTAATAATGACTTATGAGAATTATAAACAACTGCTTATCGTTCAGGATATGACGTGTATGGCTCGCTATGTGGGTACAGGTGTTGAAACAGGTTGTGCAATGTTTAACATCAATAACGGTCTGACGATTGAGATACGTATTATTGATAAACGTATTCTTGCGAAAGGATCAGTAATCATTCGTGGGTTGATGGACCCTGTTTCAACTGGTGAATTCAGTCAACCGTGGTCAAATACTGCTTTCAAAACACAATGTGATCGACTCATTCGTTTAAAACAAATTATCGGTGATCATTTAATTGACAGGTAGAAAACTATGAACCATGTAAACGCTATTCGCTGTAATGATGAATATCAGTGTTCGCATTGCGGTAAGTCGTGGGATATCCACGAGGAAGCGCCAGACTGTAAAATGACGGTTATCAATTTACCAAAATTCAAGACTGTTAATTATTTTGGTTTAAATTTCATTGTTCCATCAAGTGTTAAATATATTGGAACTAATGCGGGTGGGACGATTCACGCGTTTTTCCAAGAACCAGAAATATGTGACGATTTTTGGGAAACATATCGTTGTCCCACCCTCGTATTAGCAACCGTTAACTTACATGGTCTTGACTGGCGGGAGACTCTCAGAAAATGCTGATCGGTTACGTATTAGTGCTGGTGTTAAACGGTTCTGCAATCGAGCCAGTGATGGATAAAATTCAGACCTGGGGAGAGTGTCAGGCCGCGCTAAAAGTGGAGCAGGTTTATAATCCAGGGAAGGAATACGGTTGTGCTGAAGTCGTTCGTGATAATGCCCCGGAGTGAACCGGGGCTGTTTCATTTAAGGAGTTGGTACAAGCTGTTCAGCGATCAACAGCACCTGTGTAGCAGTAAACGCCGCACCATTACTGACAATTGTTATATCTGTACCGTTCGTTGCGATGTTCCCACCCTGATCGACACTCAGGAATGTTCTGAACGATACGTTATCAGTGGTAACCGTTGAATCACGAGAATAAGTAAGCGTGTTACCCGTTGTTCCGTTAAAAGTTAAAATCATACTACGGTTTTCTGTTGCGCCAGCCCATGAACCAATCAGGTTAAGTTTAAAGTTAACCGTCATGTTCTGGTTAAAAACATGCAACTTATTATCAGTAGTATTGAAGAACGGCGCTAACGTACCACCAGTGGGAGTAAGTGCTTTCAGCGCATTAATCAGGTTGATCGGTGTACCCGTTGGAATAACCAGTGAAATACCCGACCAGGTTACCTCTGATTTCTGGCGCACATAGGACGCACCCTGCAGACTGTCCAGAAAATCCTGTTCACTACCTGTGTTACCCTGCTGCAACCAGATATCATAGGCGCTGTCACCTTTACCCGCTGACGGATTCAGATCAACATCGCTGACGTACTGGAAAAAGCGCACAGGGTTATGACTTTCACCAGGTAAAACAGTCGTTATTCCGTACAGGAATTTACCGCTACTCAACGCGTTATTGATTTTGGTCAATAAACCTTCACTGGTTTCACTACTCAAAAGCGTTAACGTTGTCATTAAAAAATACTCCCATAATCAGGTGTATCAACTGAACTCACCTGTCCGGTGAATCCTTCCTCAACGAATTCTACGCGTTTCGGTGAAGTAGCGATAACCGTTCCATCAAAAAAGTTAGGAGATTTAGAACCATTTGGTTTCTTGTCGATGATAATTTTCCCGGCCCCGTTCGTACTGTATGTAGGCTGGCACAGTTCAGCTTCCAGACGTTGCGCATTTTCCAGCGACGGATCAATCAGAATGATTTCATCTGGATCCTGTGGTTGACCTTCGACATACCATTTATAAATACGCTGACAACGCATACGAAGCGCCCATGATGCCTGTGCTTTATAATTGCTGAAATAATCTTTGTTCGTTTTACGGTCTTTATCGCCTGGTTTAGTATTACCAATAATATCCCCGCCAGGATCCACAACTTTAGCGTTTGGTAACCACGGGCGAACACGGAACCGCAATGTATCTTTCCGGTCGTTTGCCGCTACTTTAACGCCAGCACCCACGCCATTCACTTCGTACCAGTATTCATCAACACCGATCATGTTTGCGACGTTCAGCAGTTCAGGTGCAGCCAGTTCAGCACCCCGGTGATCAAGCTGTAAGTGAGTCAGGAACACACCATGAGCAACGACCAGTGCACTCGCATCCTCACCGCCGTCTGACGCATCCTGCCCGGCAATACGTTTACCTGTTGGTGTAAGCAGACCATTAGCTTTACGCCATGCAACATCTTTGAACGCATCGAATGCAGCGCGTACCCATTCTGCTTTAATTAGTACACCCTGGACGGCTGCAGCGTAATCACGGTCAACTTCCTGTGCAAAAATATGCTGTAGACCTTTTTCAGCGAATGACTGTTTTTCGCGTTTGTACCATTCATCATTTTTCGCCGGGTGATCGCGCCAGTCCAGAACCATGACGCGCAATTTGCCGCGTGGTATTTTCTTACCCGGTTCCCATTCAACACCTGCTTTACGATTGCGATAAAAAACGTTACCAACACCATTAACTGAACTGATATCGATACGAACGTTGGTGTTAGCTGATAATGATGCTTCGATCAGTTCCGGGCGATCAACGTGTGCGGCCTCATCCAGAAAATAAATCGACTTACGACCACCACGACCGATATTATCCCCGGCCTCACCAGTGATGGTTGCACCGTTTTCCGGGTTGATACACTTCATGAACGTCAGGTGATCTTTTTCACGGTAGCCGACCGGACGTAATTCCGGTGGTAATGCGCGGATAATCTGGCGAATCTTTTCAAAAATACTGTCCGGGTCACCCAGTTTATCAACCAGTGTTTCCTTACGTGATCCCCATCCAACCGATGAACCAGGCTTATAAAGCCACGCCCACACGGATAAACCACAGGCTACCCATGTTGCGCCATAGTCACGGGATTTTTCCCATAATCCTTTTTCTTTATCTTCCAGCGCTTCATAAACGAACTGAACCATGTCGATCTGACGTTCAAACAGGCAGAACGGCATGTTCGGCGGGTACTCAGTACCAACGTTACGCGGGTCATAAGTAAATGCCCAGTCGAGGATGAACGCTACCGGGTTAGTTTCGTAATATTTTTTCAGCACCGGGACGATTGCCCGATCCAGGCGCATACGGTTTAACAGGTTGATGCGGTCCAGATAGCACTGACGGTAATCAGGTCGTGGTTCACCCTTTCGCCAGATACGTTCATCTTCAGCGTAGGCATCACGCCAGCGCGGATAATTGTGAATGTTACCCGTGAATTTATTCATTATGTTGTTCCATCTGTAACGATTCTGGACAGTTTACCATGTGTTGTAACTGCTGACAGGGTTAAAATAATTCTTGACGAATTGCAGAATGAGCGCTAAACTCTGGTTATCAAATGAACAGAGGGTTTAGAGAAGATGAAGGTTAGAATTACCAAATCAAACTGCACGTTTGTCAGACCTAGCGATGAGACAGAAATCACCTCTCTTAACGGAAGAAAAAGAATGTGGTCACAAAGGCTTAATTCATGGGAGTGGCTTTCATGGGTTGTAAATTTCTGGGGTGTTGAATACGAAGAACTGAAAGATGAACACGATCAACGGTTACAGACTGGTTAAGCATGGTGACGATAGTTTTATGCTACGTCAGCCCGGTACGCGCAACACGATTACCGTTGATCGGCAACAACTGAAACGCATTGTTAAACGAATCTGGGGGTTACGATGACCAGCGAACAACGCACTATTAATGAACATGAACTAATGCACCAGGCGCTTCAAACCGTCCTGAACACGTTTGGGCGCACTGATGGTGTGCTGGTGACGACGCAGACTAAGCAACATGTTCTACAGAACATCCGTGAATTGCTGGAGCGCGCCGAACATGACTAGCACACCGTGGCGTATCCGTCTGGAAGCTGATGACGTTGCGACGATTTACGCCTATCAGGATAAACCGCGTAATATGGCTCTGGGTCAATACGCACAGTTATTCATGTTGTCGTCCTGGCAGGTTGTGCAACGGGCGTTAAACAAAATCGAATACCAGTCTAAGAGGGGTTATTGAGTGTCCTATATCTCAGAGTTGATTGATGAAATGGATGCCAGCGTTTTTAACGGTGATGTATTGCTGGATAAAGATGAATTAGCAAATTTCAAATATCATTTAGACCGCTGGCAAAAACAAGTTCCAGTAATGGAAGAAATTATTAAGGAGTGTGAAAATAATGATGAATCGTAATGTGCTGATGGTTACACTTATTGCTGGTTTTGTATCTGGCTTAACAGCAGGGTTGATATATAACAACCGCGACGTAAAACCCTTATGGGTTAATCAGGAAATCCGTGAACGTGTGTTTATTGCCTGTGCGCGTAACGCCGGGGTTGATTGCGGTGAACAGGCTAAACAAATCGCTACGGTTGGTAACCAGTCCGGCGAAATCCTTTTCAGACCGAAAGAAGGTGGTGAGTGATGCCAGTAGTTAGCGGATATTCAATGGATCTATATTGTGACTGCAGAACGTGTCAGAAGCCACGGTTATATGGTAATACGCCTGTCACATCGTTTGATGGTGAAAACTTTCGAGACTGTCTTAGACAGGCTAAAAAAGCTGGTTGGTTTTTCAAAGAGCGTAATACGATTTGTTTTGCACCAGGTCATGGGGTGATTAAGAAATGATAAACGACAATTTAAAAACAATTCTAAATGAAATGCGAACTTATAACCCAAAGGCTGATGACCACGGGGGTAAATTTATAATTCCTGGGTGGGCTGATCGGATTGAAAAAGCGTTGACCATTCAGTTACCCGAACGTTTATCACCAGAAGGGTATCATATTGATGAAGCGTATCTAGTTCCCGATCCTGAAGGTGATTATCTCGATCGTGATGAAGTGATTGAAGTCCTCACCGCTGCAGGTCTGACTGTAAAATCAGAATAACCCCTCTGTACCCCACCACCATTCCGCACTACCCTGTACGTAACATAGAGGGGTGCGGAACATGTTTCGATACGTTTTAAAACTGATAGCTGTGATGGTGACCTGGCTTATCATCCAGACCGGGTATGATCTGCGCGTTCGCAGTCAGTGTACCGATTACCAGAATGTCATGAAAACTATCACCATCTATTCAAATGGTATCTGTTACGCGTCAGACGCTAACGGAAAGTTTAAAATAATTCTTGACGGTTTACGCATTGTCAAATAGACTTCAGGGTACATAAACAACCCGGAGTCACCATCATGTTTCATGTCAATCAGCGCGTACAAATCACCGCGCCAAACGTTTTACGCATGATCGAGCAACGTAAAGCGTCACCAACTGGTACTATCGTCGCAATCGTCTCTGACTCACGCTGGCCCGTCAAAGTGCTGTTAGACGATGGTCAGTCATTTGCCATCCCGTTCAGCTTTAACGGTGAAGTGTGTAACTTCAACTTCTCATTTACGGCTGATGGTCGTCATAACCACGGGGATTTACAACCCGGCCTGGTAGTGGTGAACGTATGAGTCACGAACTATCGATCAGAATCCGTGAACAGCGTAATTTTGAAGAATGGATTGCTAATGATACAGCACTGGGCTGGAAGTCATTAGACGGTATCCGTGATGAAAATGGTCTGATGTTATATGACGATGTTGATGTCAGAAATAAGTGGTCTGGTTGGCTTGCCGCAAGAACTGGTCAACATTCGTGGGAGGGTTGCAAATGATTAATATTGCTCTATTGCCTTATGTTTCTGGTTATGCCCGGCAACTGATGGAACAGATTAAAAGTCAGGGTAAATTGACGGTCGCTGATTTTGAAACAGTAACTATTCATCATGCTGAACCACCACAAATCACCCAGCAGTTACCGACTAAACAGCCGCGTCGTAAAACTGGTGTTGCACAGTCCCGGCGCGATGCACGGAAAAGAAGGAACCGGAAATGAAACGCTTTGACTGGTCACCAGTAGTTGAACTTGAACCGGGTGTGACTTACATCCCAGCGGATGTTCAGGATAACGGTCACCCACGAATGATTAATTGTCGTTGTTCGACCCCACCACTTTTTAAAGAGGATATCGAAGGTGAAAAAGTTATGGTCAATTCACAGCAACTACAACACAGACTGTGAGTGTGTTCGCTGCCCTGATTGCGGTAGTAAAGAATTTAAAGATACTGTGACGGCTACAGTTTATGAGTATCAACCTTCTGAAATTGATACTCACTGTAAAAATTGTGGTGCATACGTCAATTTCTGGGCTTACGGTTCATTTGACCCATGTTTTAAATTTAATGACCGTAGTTGGGAAATGTTCTGGGTACGGCTGAATTACAAACTAAGAGGATTAACAACACCATGAAACTATCTGAAGCGCAAGATTATCAGCGTAGAATTTTAGATTTAACTAAACAGTTGAATACTGCTATTTGTGAAGCAAGTAAAGATGGTCTTGAAGTGGTGCTGGAAATTAACGAGTCTCACCAACTTGGCGTTAAACCATCAGTACCATTTATTATGTCTAACGTTTTAATCAATCCACAGGATATCGACTTGTTATGAACTTCTTTAAAAACGCACTCATCTACCGCTTGTCACGCGATACCATGTCACTGATGGCACAACTGGCAAATATTGAACAGTATCTGCAGCCGTTCCAGTTTACCCCGTGCGGTTCTAACGATATGGCTAAAACTGGCTGGGTTCCGGCGACCGTATTTAGTCAGACGCTGGCACATCAGGCAAACGGTCAGTATCTGTTGACGCTTCAAAAACAGGAAAAGATTCTACCGGGAACGGTTGTGAAACAGCATCTGGACGCGCGGATCGCCAAACTGGAAACCGAACAGGGTCGTAAACTGAAGAAAACAGAGAAAGACAGTCTTAAAGATGAAGTGTTGCATTCTCTGCTGCCACGGGCATTCCCTAAAGACAATCGTACACAGGTGTGGATTGATATCATCAACGGTCTGATTATCGTTGACGCGTCCAGTGCCAAACGTGCTGAAGATGCACTGGCATTGTTGCGTAAATCTCTGGGTAGTCTGCCAGTTGTGCCGCTGACGATGGAAAGCCCTGTTGAACTGACCATGACTGAATGGGTACGGTCAGGAGGCGTTCCTGCAGGTTTCGCGATGGGTGATGCGGCTGAACTGAAAGCGATCCTGGCTGATGGTGGTATTGCACGGGTTAAGAAACAAGACCTGGTTAGCGATGAAATTGCAACACACATCGAGGCCGGGAAAGTCGTTACTAAACTGGCGCTGGACTGGCAGCAGCGTATTACGTTCACCCTGTCTGACAGCGCAACGTTAAGCCGTCTGAAGTTCTGCGACGGACTGACCGGGCAAAATGACGATATCGATCGTGAAGATGTTATAGCCAGGTTCGACGCTGATTTCACACTGATGACGGGTGAACTTCAGGCACTGATTAACCAGCTTGTAGTTGCGCTGGGTGGGGAGGCTAAACGATGAAACGTAGTGATGCTGAAAACTACCGGATGACACGCAGTAATAATCACGAGGCGATGAACTGTACATCGCTTATTCAGCAAGCGGAAACACTGGAAGAAATCAACCAGAAAACACTGACCATCCGCGATCGGTTTGCAATTGCTGCGATGCAAGGTTTATTGGCTGGTTCATTAGTTGAAATGGACGAACAATTAAATGCGGAGCGGGCTTACATTATGGCTGATGCAATGCTGGAGGCACGGAAGAAATGACCTACGACGGCATACCTGTGAAAATCGTTAACCGTAACGCACGTGGTGATGTGGAACTGGAAGTAACGGAAAAGATGCCCTGGAATGCTTCCCCGAATGTTGGTGACCGTTTCTGGATCCCTTGCAATGATAAATATTTAAAAGGTGAATAGTTATGACTATTGAAAAACTAACGGTAAAAATCAGAACAAAATGGTACACGGGTCTGTTTCTGATTATTTATCGTATCACGGGTATTTATTGGTTCATAAAACATAGCGTAAGGATTAGTAGCAAATGAAAACAGAACAGGAACGTATTATTCAGTGGTTATGCTCTGGTGAAACTGGTCTGAGTTCTAAAACGATGGTTTGCATTCACACGGATAATGAAATGGATAGTGGATGGGGTTTCCGTGCACCGTCAGATGTTGCTGATTTTCGCCGTTGCTGGTTCCTGGTTGAAGCTGTACCAGAAATCAGAAACAGTTTCCCGTTAATCGCTAAACGTTGCCCGGCGTTTAAAGGTGTGATTGAAAACTGGGACACAATCAGCGCTGCATATGAACGTGAACGCGGTCAGGGTAACTGTCCTGAAACTTATCGGTTACTGAAAGAAAGTTTAAAATAATTCTTGACGGATTACACAGGGATGTGTATTATCTTCACATAGACAACGAAATGTGAGGAACCGGAAAATGGAACTGAAAGTAATCAAACGCGCTAAAGACTTAACCCCTGGTATTTTTAAAAAAGGTACAGTTGTCGATCTGGATACAGATGACATGGTTGTGTACCACGGGGGATTAACCTGGAATGTTCGTAAAACTGAAAACGGTCATTACACGATGGGTAATGGTGAAACTGTTTTTGAAGTTGTAGCATAAAACGCCCCGTAAGGGGCTTTAACACCCCACCCTGTACCCTTGCACCACCACAGTGTCGATCGTCAAAACGCAAACGGTTTCCGGCGTTATTTCAGCGCTTTCTGATACAACTGCGCGATATCTTCCAGGCTTGCACCTTCGGGAACCTTCTGAACCAGGTTACCAACTGTTCCTGATAGCTCCACACGCTCAACGCTGTTCCCGGTAATTTTGTCCAGGTTCTCAGATGCTTTTGCACGGGTCTTAGGATCAAACAGTTCACGTGTTTCCAGCGTGTACCCGCCTAACAGATACCGTTTGTAACGAACCACGTACTGCTGCAGGTAGTTCGGGATATCGTCGGTTGTGGCAACCCACAGGTGTTTACATTCGTCGTTGTCCTCACCGGGAATGACTACACGCTGACAGTATGGTTCCAGTAATTCTTCTGCAGTGCTTGCCGCTCGCTTCCACCATTCGACACGAGATGATAACGACTCACCGACTGACTCAAGCGCAACAGCTCCCATAGCATCCAGGTAGTTTAAAATTTTCGTATTCGATAACAGACGATGTGCAGTAACTTTTGCAGCATCTTCAGACGTATGACCCGGATAAGCCTGTAAAACACATTGCGCATTGCTCAAACCATTATTCACACGATCTAAATATAAGTTAGCGAAACGGAGTTGATCGGTCGTTAGTTCCAGACTTGCTCTTTTCGCTCTGTCTGAAATTTTCATAAGTTTGTTCCTAACATGATGTGTTATATGAAACTAGTTTCGCACAGATACCCACGGGTTAGCAACCGCATGGTTTAAGTTATTGATAACAATGGATAATCACATACCCGTATACTTTAAACTATTGAAAACATTACAGATCATAGTTTTAATACTATTCCCCTATACTTTTTAAACCCTCTCTAGTTTCTTATAACTTACTGTGTTATACCAAACTAACCTTATATTTATAACTCTTACTATTATCTATACTATCTATACTATCTATTATAAAAGAATATAAGTAGTTAAATAATAAGGGTTTTTAGTTTGGTATAACACAACGTGTTGCATTGTTTAAGTATGCGCGTCATAGATTGGAAGTATGATCCGCGCCGTTTTTGTTTCGTCTAACACGTTGTGTTGCGTTAAACTAGTCTTAAAAATTCACCGTAGTTTCGTCTAACACGCCGTGTTACGCTGAACAAGAGCGCGATCTATGACGTAGTTTTGTCTAACACGCCGTGTTGCACCCTGCAATCCGTACAGAAATAATCCTAGTTTTGTATAACACAACGTGTTAGGCTTAACTTAGTTTCGTATAACAGGATATATTGATGAACATCTTCACACTTTTTGCACAGCGTTTTGGGTCGGTCAGCAATGCCGTCCAGTTCTTAAAAATGAACGGTATCACGGTAAACGTGACTCGTTTTCGGGAGTGGTCGGAAGGAAAGATAACGCCAAAGCGTGACATACTGGATCTGATCATGCGGTCAGCGGTTGAACATGCTTACGGTCATCTGCACGAAGGTATAACGCTGTCAGGAGTGAGTCAGGAACAGCGTCAGTCAGCCCCCGTGGTAACCACGCTGAACAGAACCATACCTGTAGATGAACTGCGCCGGAAACTACCCCACAGGCGTTTCAGCGCAGATTACTGGCAGCAGTCCCGGTTACTGGACAGTCAGGTACTTGAAGCTGTATACGGTCACAACGTGTGGACACGGTTTGAAGCGATGTGTGGCAACTTCAACAACGCGCTGTACGTTTTGCGCCGGGCCTGTACCGGGCGACGTATCACGGCTGACTGGTTACACAACCGGATCAGTTCTGGCTGGTATGCTGACACAGTTAACGTGATGGTTGACCTGCTGGAACAGAATGAAGGTAAGGGTGTTGAGTTTACCGCACTGCATCGGGAACAGGTGCGCCAGTTCGTCATGATGACTAACCCTGGATGTGATTTCGACGCGATGCCGGATGATGTAGTGATGCAACTCTGGAAGGATATGAACGGGGCCGGATAGCCCCGCCTGGGGTTAACGTCTCACCTCTGATGGTGGTACGAGATAATTTTGGTAATCAGTTTCACCTGTTTCAACATGTTCCAGATTACCCTGATCGTTTGTTTTGAATTTTCCCAATGGTAGATACTGGCGAGCAAATACGTTATGCCATTTACCGTATTCTGTAGGTTTACCGTCACGGTATTTAACTGGGCCACAGGCCGAACATAACCGCTTACCAGCACGTTCAGGTGCATATGACCAGTCAAATAACGCCTGAAATGAACGTGTAAAACCCTGGGCTGATAATGCTGTATTTTCAACACATCCGCAATGTTCACACTGAAAAAGACTCATGGTTCCACCACCGTAACAGCCAGTTTAATAGTGCGTCCGTCAGTCAGGGTAAACTGATAATCGTTACCCGTAATATGACAGTGTTCCGCAACGGCACGGATCGCCATATCAGTAACATCCTGTTTCCCGGCTAACCATTTACCAGACTGACCACCATCTTTCGTTTCCATCGTACCGTAAAAGATACGACCGGACAGACCGCTTGCAGCCATGTTTTTAATTTTCATAAATAGCGTACCCTCACTTTATAAATACTGATAAACCAGCTACCCCATCTGGTGTAAAACCAGAGACGTTTACCTTTTAATGTTTCACCATTACCCAATGTGTATAATTTGACTGAAAACAATTGCCACCATCGCCATTTTTGGGGACCGTGGAATGGTTTAAGGAATTTACCGCTCTTTTCAAATTTAATCATCACGCACACTCTCTGGTGGTGTAAAATTAATAGTTTGGTCACCTTCTTTAACCAGGCGGATCATCATTGCCAGATTATCGATCAACTCATTTTCGAGTTTTGACCAGTCACCGCGCCCTTCGGCATAATGGACAACTTCTTTAACCACTTCACCATGTTCTTCTGAAAGTTTTGCAAGAACATAATTAGGTTGCGGAAATTTTACCATTGCTTTTTCAGCCCGTATTCGTGCTGCAAGCACCAGTCCTGCGAAATAGTCTTGTGGATCAGGATCGGTAATAGCGTACAATGAACGAACTTCATAACCATCATTAATTGCTTGAGCAACAGTATCTTCATGGATATCTAACCATGTACCGTTAACGGCTTTAAATTGATAAGCATCAGGTTTCATCACGGATGTTCCTCACGGTTTTAGCCAGCAGGTCAGCACATTCAGCATACGCTGTTGCAACACGTCCACCACGTTCTGTTGACAGTTGCAGGAACTGACCAGCCAGTTTATCAAGCGTTTCAAGTTTGCGATCAACCAACGTTAATTTACGTAATTCAACTGAACACTCAGCAAGAACTATATCAACATCAGTATCTAATGGTGGTACATGCATTGATGCGCGACCTTTAGTAAAATCGTTCAGCGCCTTTCCGATACGTTCTAATAGAGTCATCAGATCACCTCTACATCGATCATCAGATCGCCGGGGACGGTAACCACGATACGATCGTTTTCATAGAACGGTGACAGCGGTTCATCTTCCGGCTGCAGTCGAAGGGTTAACGTCGAACCGTGATAATTAATGTAACGCACCCAGTAGAACTTACCGAAGCAATCAATTTTATCGCCTGGTTTAACGTCACGGGCAGCAGTCGGGTTAATAAAATGTACGCTCATGCTTTCACCCACCCTTTACCAGTAATGTTTTTAATAATGCCTTTTTTACGAAGATACTGTAGTCGTCCATCAACGAAACGGAAAGGATAGGTTTTATTTAACTCCTTTGCTAATCGTTCAGATTCTTCTACAACATCGCGAATATAAATTTTATGAAACGGCACAGGATGACCGCCAATTTTATTCAGGATTAACTGATCAAGCTTTTCGTATTTGTTAGTCATATTTTTACCTTTTTTAGAAGTTTAAAACCATATTTTCCGAGACGTAACTCTTTAACATATCCGTTACGCACTGAAAACGGGGTATATTGTGAACGGTCATTTGCACAAATCCCATAGTCAAAAATACGTAACCAGAAACATTCTTTTGAAAAATACCACTGAATCATTTCTTTTCACCTTTTATAAATTTGTTCACCCATTTGTTTTCGTTAACACTGGGAAAACTGTTGCGGAACTTACACGCCTTTTCCTCATCTGGTGACAGACGAATGAATTTAGAACGGCAGGTAAGCGTTGGTTGAATTTTAGAGTTTTCTGATGACATATTCACCTCACGTATATAACAGTTACCGGACCGCGTGATTTACGACCACCTTCACCACGAATTATCCGGTAACGTCTGTTAAGTTCCCGACCAGAACGCCGGGCGTAGAAATCAATGGTTTCTGAACTGAGTCGGGCAAACGCCTGGGGAAACGTCATATACTCCCCCGGTTTCAGTAACATCAACCAGTAGTGGATCGGGTTACTGGTCATGGTTTCTACTCCTGCTGCGGTGCTGCTGGCAGTGGCATCCAGTGGGTTGGCTGGCAGTAAATGCCATCGCCATTTCTCCATGTGGCAAACCTGAAGCAGCCTTCACGCTCATTCCGCTCTAAATATCCAACCATTTGCTCTTTCTTATCTGAACAATAAATCTGAACATCAACCTCCGGTTCAGGCATCCGCTCACTGCAAGCCACCCAACCATCCGGAATCACCGGAGAGTTGCCATCGGCACTCCGAAGCATGGCGGCGCGGCAGGCGTTCCAGCCATGCATGTAAGCGTCTCTGGTGCATTCCTGCCATGATAGTCGATTGATTGCTGAAAGCGCTTTTTGCATCGTCATTTCATCAGGCACAGATACCGGCGCTGTAGGGGCTGCGTAGAGAGCAACAACATCCCCAACAGTCCGCTCAATCGCCTCACCTAAATCGCGATATGCTGGCGTTGATATGATACTGCTATCCTTCAAGTCATCCGCCATAACATACGCCACCGGCTCCGCTTCGAGCGATGCCAGCGCAATACGCAGCGCCGCCAGGATACTCCCCTGATAATCATCCAGCCCGAAAGGAAGCTCATCACGAACGCTTTCATAATCGTTGATGGCCTGCTGCAGCCATTCTTTGGTAATAGTGCTCATGGGTTATCCTCTCAGCGCAACAACGCGCACTTCCGGGTCAAAAGATAATGATGACTCATCGGTAATATCAGCAACGCAGCCTACGAAATCGTTATACTCACTCTCCGATTGGTCATGGTCCTGCCAAACCACGACAGCCTCGGGAGGCATTTTCCTTAGCTTGCTGATTAGCTGTTTTACAGTCAGCGACATTTCACTCTCCTTTTCCGGCTGCGACGTTAACGTGAACAACCTCAGCAAGACAAGCGTTCCAGGTATCTCGAAACGTTGTCGCTATCAGCCATTTTTCATAACCATCTAGGCAGGAGGCCAGATTATCTGGAGCCTTTGGCGGCAATTGCACTTCCCGCGCCTCCAGCTCAGCAATCCGCCGTTCTGCGGCTTCCAGCTTTTCATTGTTCGATTCCGCCGTTTTTCTCCACGTCGAACTGATTCGCTGTTCTGCTTCCAGCTGATCCAGCAACTCTTGAATCTTCTTCGCGTGCATTTCAATGACGTTAACCGGGCACATGCCCGTGACAACTTGGTATGCGATAGGATTGCCGCGAAGCTTGTTGGCTTGCTGCTCAACTTTCGCATAAAGCTCTTTCTGTGCGCATTTGTCGATGTTGCTCATTTAATGCCTCCGTTGCCGTCTGCGTGGATGCCTAGAGCGGTATCTATTGACTCGTAGCTCAGAGGGGCGTATTCGCCGTTCTTGACCAGGCATTTCTTCACGTGCCTAACAAACTCAGATAGTTCGGCGTTGCGCTTCTCTGCGGCTTCCAGCTTGCTGCTGTGTGCCGCTTGCCATGATTCCCACATGCCATCCAGCTCGGATTCATCATCGTCAACCTTATAGCCGTCTCCATCCCTCCAGTGTTCCCAGCCGAAGCGCGGAGGATTTCCGTTGTGATAATTAACTTCCCACCATGCCTCAAACTTTTCACGCAGCGCCTGTTTGTCGATGTTGCTCATACTTCACACTCCTTCAACGCTTTAAGCGCTTCAAACTGTTCAGCGGTCAGTTCAACGAGGACTTTACCCCCTTCCTGACGCGTTACAGACCATTCACCACGAATAGCGTCAACAGCGGAACGGATCAGTTTAGCCGGGGGACGTTTTACCGTGGCAACTTCCGGGTTTTTAAATTGTGCGATAGCTGCAGACGCGCTAATGGAACCTTCCTGAATGCGGCGTTTCAGTTCCAGAGGCATTTCAAGAATAGTCAGAAGCTGGTACACGTGCTGGACAGTTTTACCAACCTCGTGGGCTATTTCTTCAACGGTCAGACCGTAGGACTTAAAGCGCCCGTAATGAACCGCACGTTCTACGGCTGACCACTGGCGACCATTATTAGCATTAAAGTTGGTTTTAGCCTGTGCCAGTTCGTCACCAGACGCTTCAACGACTTCAACACGAGCAAACGGTACACCGTCAGCGATCAGTTTATGCAGTGCCCGTAAGCGGTGTTCACCGTCACGCACGAATGGTACACCTTCAATCACTTTAACAGCGATAGGTGGTACGAAGTCACCGTTACGGTACGCTTTAACGAACTGTTCAATGTGCGCCAGGGTATCCGGCTGTTCCCAGTAGTTATCACTAAACATGCCACGCGGGTTAAACCCCGGTTCAATCTGGATGATACGCGGGTCGATTATGAACGAGTTAGCGCGTTTTACGTTTTCTTTATCTGCTTCTGACAGCTTGCGCAGTGAATGGATGTTTGACATTGGTTTTCAGCCTCATGTGTAGTAACTGAGGCTGATTATGGTGGAGGGTTTGCAATGTGTCAAGAATTATTTTAAGAAGTTGCTCAATGGTTCGAAGCGTTTTATGCACTCGGCGGGGATATAATCAGCAATTGATTCCCACGGGAATAAACCCTCTTTTACGTTTAAATTAGTAGCGTCTATAACAGCTACCACCCATTGATCAACAGAACCATAGTAGCCCATCTGTTCAATTGCTTCTTTCACACAGAACGTTATGAAAACTGGTGGTTTGTCATACAACAGATCGTAATAGTTTTCTTTATTTAACTTTGGTCCCAACCCTCTTGTTACTTCAGGAATATCTTTGCAGGATAAAATACCGCGTTGAAGAATACTGTAAGCCCGTGATGAAAGAGTAATATGATATGCGTTAACCATAAGGCACCCACACAGTTAAACCAGCTTTTAACATACGGCGATGCATATCAGCAGTACCGCGCCCACCAGGGAACACAACGCCGTATGTAGGCCGTGGTTCACCTTCTAACATCGACTGGTTACGCTGATGACCAGCAACGGCATTGTACGCCCCGTGCTTACCCTGTTTAATAACCGCACCCGGTACTGTCAGATCGCCCCAGTCAGCCGGACAACGGCGCACAGGGATATTGAAACGTTCGGCCCACTCACGGCATAGCGTATCTACACCAGATGCTTCACCTTCAATCAGTTCTGTGATGGGATGTTGCGCATGCAGCGTTGATAACGCGCCGAAGATAGCAGCCTGATCGGTAAAATCCCGACCACCTGTGACGACTACGATCATAACGTTGACCTCATCTTTACATTACGTCCAACTAATTTACCATTATATTTACGGAAATCCTGATCTGTAATCATAGATGATTGACGCTTATCACCACCCCATATAATTAAACCTTGGCATGGGTTTGAATGTGTTATTAAAACCCAGCATTTTTCAAAAATACCAGTTTGGTCATAAAAGTATAAATCTCCTGTTTTCATAATTTGACCTTATATAAATTGTTAACAATCCGTGCAAAACGGTTTGCTTCTTCCCGATCACGAAACCCGGCGCGGATAACGCCCTGACCAGGAATTTCACGAACATAGTTGAATTTATGTTTCTGCTGTTTATTACTGCGCGTCAGTACATATGGTTCAAACTCCGGTGCTGGCGCAGGTTCACAAACAGTTTTAACCTGTGGTTTATGGTATTTTTTAAATTTATTACGCTGTACGCGTTCAATTTCTGCCAGTTCACGTTGTGACGGCCTTTTCATTCGTCCGTCAGTGTGTAACGCGATATTAAACGCATCAATAGCTGACTGGTTAGACATAATCAGATCTCCGTCCAGTTATACTCAGACAGTACCGGACCAGCACCACATTCAACTGTATCGGGTGTTTGTTTTACTTTCAGAGGAACATAACCACGGGCAGTATCATAACTGGCAGGACGTAAAACACCCTGCGTTTTTACACCTTCAACACACAGTTCAACGCGTTCCAGCGCCAGTTTCAGGCGTGATAATTGATGCTGTTTGCGAATAAACCATGCAGCCATCGCCTGTTCTTTAGTGATATGCCAGGCAGACCGATCCGCGTTCTTTTTCGTTTTCTTCGGATGATTGTAGTCGTACTTTGGTCGCTTAAAATACCATTCAGTAGATGCTAAAGGTTCACGCACCCCTTGCCATATCATAGGTTCTGGAACAGACCATACATAGTGTTCGGTTTCTTTAATGATAACCCGGCGCAGCAGTTCAACCTGTGCATAACCATCACCAGCCCGGTTAACGTCATTGTAGCGATAAACGTATTGTTCACTCATAAGAAGGTACTCCGTGCTTTTCATAAGCAGCGTCAATAGCTGCTTCAAGTGTTGTCCCGCATTCATACCAGGAACGTTTACAACTTACCCAGTAAAGGCCTGTATGTGGATCCTGGGCAAGACTGATAATCTGATCGCTACCTGACTGATAATAGCCCATAAGCGATCGTAGTTTTTCAAGATGCGTCATGATGGTTGTCATGCGTTGCACCCCACATACAAGCGCCTACCGACATTAACGCCGCTGATAAACCTACAGCAGCAAGTACCCACCACGGTGTTTCAGCATGGTCACTACTGGACATAAGGCCAACAATAGCTGATGCAAGCACTGCAGAGAAAAGGAACACAGTCACAGTAATGATACGATCAAACAGAGTTTTCACGGTATCTCCAGGCGCGGCGTGCAGCCGCTGATGTTGTTTGATAAGTATGACCACAGGTTTCACAACGGCAGGTAAAAGCATTTCCGTTTTCACCAGTGACTTTAACCAGACCGTTATAACCATACGCTGCATAACACTTGCTGCAGCGTAATGAACGAGTTCGACGACATGACCCACGACCACCCATTTCAATCTACCTTTGCCCATACTTGATTGTGTAATGATGTTCTGAAACGTTTACGACCAATATTAAAATCATGACCCGCGTGATAAATACTTTCATAACGTTTCAAACTATTAGAAACCAAAGTATAAGGGTTCATCTTTTTAGCACGATAAAAATAAAACCGTGTACCGTTTGCACAGTCGGATAATTTCATTAATCGGTAATGTGGTTTCATAATTTAACCTCGTGGTAAGCACAAAAATCCTGAACTAACGGACATTCGCGCGGGTGTTCAACACCGTTGATAACCTGACAACCAGAATCCGTAAGTAGATTACACGCCGGGCAATACCGGTTAGGCTCGACCAACTATAAACCCTGACAACGCCCACCACTAAAACGGTGTGGGAAGTCATACGCATTACATCTGCATGTATACTGCTTACGTTTTCTTTTCATGGTGAGAGTATGGATCACTTCCTTGTAATCCGTCAAGAATTATTTTACACCACTCATCATTTCAACCCTTCTTTTTGCAACCCATTGATCTATCGTGGGTGGTATAACCATATCTTTTGCAGCTCGTAGAATCGCTGTTCGTGCAAGTTTACATTTAATATCCGGTACAACTTTTTCAGTTTTAGGAACATTTGTAGCAACACTGGACGAATCAGCACTATCAAAAGGGAACTGACTTAATGCTCTACCATCCAACATACGCAGCCCATGGATTTTTACAGGCAAATTTCTGTTGATATAAATTTCAGTAAAACATTCAGTCATACGTTCAAACCAGGCTTTAGATCGGATAGATTTTTGACGTCCCATACACCCAATAGCTACCCGTGGAAACAAGCAACAAAGCATTATGAAACGTTCAATACTTTCCTCACTGTGCCATACTGGAACACCTTTTTTAACTAACCATGAAGGTACTTCTGAAATTAATTTGTTATTTTCCTGTTCACCACCTTCTATATCATCTGGAATAATGAACCAATCAATTCTGCTATACCACGGGGCAACAAAATTATCATAATACTCTGACCAGTGTTTATTCCAGTCACGAGTAACATGATTCTTCCTGTCTTTATTCCAGTCACTAAACGCACCACAATCAAACACCAGACTACATTTAATGTTAACCACATGTTTTAATTGTGAAGGGTATGCGTATGAAATTAAAGCGCCTCCATCGCGCCATAAAGCTTTCATTAGTTCATGATAGGAAACTTCCTTGTCTCCCCATATAGGACCACCGTGGTAATGTATTGTCATTTAATTTTCCGTAACAGAAATGACCAAATCGCCCCACCAAAAACTTTAGTTATGAATTGACCAAATACGATCCATGGTAAAAATGCACCAAACGCAATAGCAGGGAAAAGTAGAGAATCAACAGCAGATGCACCTGTGTTACTTATATTTGATTTTACAATCCAACGGCGTTTAATTAGTAATTGATAAATAAAACCATCAGTTAAAGATGCTGCCAAAAAACTTATACCTGATGCAATAGCTATTATTCCACCCGCAGGATTAAGCATGTAACTTAAAATTGCGGCTAGTAAAACGATTAAACTAATTTTAATAAAACCAAGTTTTTCATGTAGTTTATCTCTGACAATAAAATCAAAACCGATCAAAACAAATGAATTTATAATCGACCACCAGGGGCCGAAAATAAAAACAAGATAGTTAGCAATACATAATGCAACAACGTATGAAATTATTAACATTTTATTATCCATTTTGAACAGGTGGGAAAGGAACAACATTAGCCGCTGACTGGAAAGGGAGTAGGCGAACACCACGGAAACCATTCGCGCGTTGACCATTAACTGACACAACATCTTTAACCACCCGACCACGCAGCATTGATTTAAACGCCCGGCTAAATGCTGTTTTAGTCATCGTCACACCACCTTCCTGTGTTTTCCACATCTTGTAACGTGCATAGAGTTCTTCAGTATGGGTAACGCTATCCTGAGACAGTTCACAGCATTCACGGACGTAGGCCATTAACGGCGCTTGCTGATCCATGATTTCCTGGCGTTCAGCAACAGAAGCTGTAGGTTCGGTGAACCGTCCGTTACTGCGCAGACGCTGCAGACCTTCAATCGCCCAGTTGCAGATGCCGGGTAATTCTTTCATCAGTTTTGCTTCAAGTGTGATATCTTCACGACCCAGGAATGAAATGTTGAAAGGCAGGATCAGTAAACGGTTAGCCATTGCGCCAGAATCATCAGCAAATGCTGGGATGTTGTTCGCAGCAAGTGTAATACGGCCCGGTAAACGCCCGTTCCATGCACCTTTATATTTACGGTTAACCGGAATAGCGTCACCACCTGTTATTGACTTAAAACGGTCAAGAATGCGGTTGCGATCAGGACCACTGACGCTGTGAGCATCCCCAATAAAAAGAACAGACTTATCCAGAACAGTTTCAAGAACGGCATCAGACGCTAACCCCTCTAAAGTGATACCCGCATACGTTTCATCACCAACGATACGTTGAATAACACGGCCCATAGTCCCTTTACCGGAACGTGGTGCACCGATCATCAACATGGCTTTCTGATAGTCATATGAGTTTACCAGCATGTAGCCGATCCATTCCTGAAGTAGTGCAATACGTTCACGGTCACCTTCCAGAGTAGTGTTTAAAAACTGCTGGAATGCTGGCGCTTCAGCAAACGGATCATAACTGTACGGTAAAATACTGGTTGTGAAGAAACCAGGTGTATGTGGCTGACATTTTTTCGTGTGAACATCAAGTATCCCATTCTGGCAAACGATGAAGTGAGAAACATCAACGCCGGGCCATGTACCCAGTTCACGATCTGCACGTGTGAATAGGTAAGACAAAACTTTATATGTACCGTTGATAACATCTGCTTTTGGTTCACTGGCAAGCATCGCCATTGCAATCTGGTGTTTCAGTTCATCTTCGGTAACGCGTTCCCATACTCGACCGTTGTAACGGTATGGCTGTTGCTGTGCAAAAATCAGGGTGTTATTCGGATAGTAGTTATTAACGAATGTTGAAGCGTTCACCGTATGGTTAGATCCATAAGCACCTTCACCGGGCCGGATGTTCATATAGGCAGGTGCACCAGTAGCCGCAATTGTAGGTGCTGGTGTTACAGCTTTCATCAATTCTGGCGTAAGCGATGGTTGACCACGATAAACTGTATCACAGCGTTCAATCGCACCCAGGATAGTATTTTCACGATAGTCCTGGCGGTCTGTCCACTTACCACGAACCAGTGCAGAACGATTAAATAAACGTTCCATTCGTTCACAGTCTTTACCTGTCCAGAAAGCAAGGTGTGAACACAGGGCAGCATCTGCTGCAGAGGCGTTATAATCCTTACCCTGATCGCTGGCGTAACTGACAGACAGTTTTTCAACGTTCGCAGTCCACAGATCAGCAAACGATGCTTTATTACCAAAAACTGATGCCGCGCTTGAAGATTTAAGCGCCATTGCAATCAGTTCTTCGTCATCAACCGGGCCTGACCAGTCATCACAGGGGGCGGTTGTCCAGCGGGCAGAACGATCTGAACGAATACGACCATAACGGGCGATTGAGTCATGAACACCCTGTGTATAGTCAATATCAACTTCACCTTTACCCGTGAGTGTCATTGCAACGAAACGATCACGCCAGTACATTTCAAGCCCTGTGGCCTGATCATTAAGGCTGTTAAAACCTTCCGGGATACTGCTGTACGCACAGATAATATGTAAGCCTGTCCCTGACTGACTGACTTCTGTATACGCGCCAGGAAAACGGTTTACAAATTCGTGTGCCAGTGGTGACCAGGTAGCTGTTTTCTGATCCACCAGACAGTTATCAACATCAATAAAGAAATACGGATCGTTTTCAGTGAATACGAAACCGACACCGGACATACCATACATCTGCGCCATGCCCAACGCTGAATGATAATCAGACCAGTCAGCAGGGTTAGTTGTACTGGCTTTATATCCGTGCACCGGACTATAAGGTACTTTAGTTGGTTTCGGACGACCTTCGACCTGTTCCAGTCTCCAGCAAACCCACTGTTTACGGTTCAGTAATCCCTGCATAACTTACGCTCCGAACTGGCGTTCAGCAGCCATCAGTTTAACTAGATTGATAGATGAACGACCTGTGAGCAGGTTACGTTTAATATGGATTTCAGTTACGTTCAGACGTTTTGCAACAGGTTCAATACCGTGCTGATCGATCATTTTTTGCAGACGGGTTACGCGTTGGTTTTGTTTCTTTGAATCGTCATATTCTGATGAAATATCTGAAGATAAAGATTCACGCTTTTGTTTATATTCTGGACTTACCATAGTGGCGATAGAGGATTTCTTATTCATTGTTTCATCCATTCTTCAAATTGTGATGGGTGGGTGATGAAACGGAATTCACCACCTGCATTAACTACAACTGTTCCGAACGTAGCCTGTGCCTGTGCGCGTTTATCGCTTTTGGTCATGTGCCAGTTCGGTTCTTTCATTTCAGCAGCTATGAAAAGGCCAAATTTTTTACCAACCATATCAGGCGTAACAATGACTGTTTTAATGCCGATATAGTCACTGGATTTCATAACTTCATTGATCTTTTTACTGGTGTTGCCCAGACCATAACGGACCCATGTACCTTTATCGTTCTGCAGCGACCCGTTGTTATTTCGCCAGAGTCGCTGACCAGCACGGGCCGCTATCAGTTCACACTCTTTAGAGGTTGCTGATTCGCTTACGCCATCCTCATGTGGTTTTCCGTCAGGCTGGAATAATCCGTACAGTTCAAAAAGTGCCATCTGACTGACACCGTGACGTTTTGCCCATTCTTCAAGCGGGTTCATAACTGTTTAGTCTCACTGGTCAGGTATTTGATCTGATGCAGACAGTCATCTAAAGCGTTATGGAAAGTACCATCACGGGTGAATAATTTTGGGTTAATACCTAATAAATCGACAGCCGTACGGACATCACGAACATTCCAGAATTTCCACGGACACGGGACGCCAACAGCATCAAACCATGCTTCTAAAATCGTTATGTCGAATACAGAACCGTTACCCCAGGGTAAGCAACCAGGTTTAATAAATTTTGTAAAACGCTGTGCAACATCCCGTGGGTTATCAGTACCACCAAAAGCATCTGCGCGCGCTTGTTCGGATTGTTGTGACCACCATTCCATCGTGGATGGGTCTGCAACACCGTAGGATAGTGCGCTAAAACCCATAGAGGCATAAAACTGTTCACCAATATTACCCTGACGATCAAAGTAAACAGCACCGATTGAAAGCACTGCACATCCTGGTTTAGTCCCGCATGTTTCAATATCGATCATCAAATCGCGCATTAATTCAACCTTATTCATTTAAAATATTTCTAAACAGATTACCATTAAAAGAAAGAACTGGCAACCCGTGCGGCTAACTCGTTCGCTTCTCGTGTGCGTAACGCCTGTGCTGTCAGAACATCCACGCCGAACACTTTGTAAAACATACGATAAGCATCATCAACTGTGACCCCTTTATCACGTTGTATCCCTGCCCAAACAGTGATAGTGCTTTGTAATTTACGTTGTGCATCATTAAGTGCCTGAATATTCTTCATCGCGCTGTATGCAGCTACAGCAGGTGCGCCAGCATGTAACATCTGTTCTTTAACTGTTGCCGGGTCACGATCAATAATAACGACCGCGCGGCGCAGTTCTTCCAGTTCTTCGGGTGTAAGTTCACGTAAATTACCCTCCACACGATCAGGCCCGGAACGTAATGCTTTTTCAGGTATGTGACCGCAATACGGACAAGCAACAAGCCCGGCAGGGTATGGTTTCAGACAAGGTTCAATGCCCTGTTCCGGGTCACCTTTATTTGTGCAGGTTGTGTTGCTATCGCCACCACCGGACGATTTACGATCACGGTCATCAAGTGACCAGTTATAATGTTGATCTGGCAGCGGGAAACCACGGGCAATAAAACGGCGAACATTACCGACTTTATCGATAATCAGTGCTTTTTTACCCGGTACGTAACGAAGTGGGCGACCCATCTGCTGAATGAAAAGTGAATAGGATTCTGTGGGTCTGTCCATAACAGCACATTCCATTGCCGGACAGTCGAAACCCTCTCCGAACAGGTCAGCGTTACACATAATGAGTGTTTTACGGCGTTCAAAGCGATCGAGAATATCAGCACGTTCCTGGTCAGAGTTACGTGAACTGATAGCCTCTGCAGGCAACCCGGCATCCCTGAATTCCTGTGCTAATGCTTCAGCGGCATCTACATCGACTGTGAAAACGACTGTCAACATCCCATCAGCGTACATTTTCCACGTGCTGACGGTATCACCAACGATGTTTGAATCTTCCATAGCCTTTTTCAGCGCTGATGGTTTGTAATCTCCCGTGGTGCTGGAAATCATATCCGCTGTCAGGTCAATATCGGTTTCAGCCATTATGAGACGATAATCAGCCAGGTGATTTTGACTTATCAGTTCACGCATTGACGGACCGATTACCATTGCATCAGCATAGCCTGATGCATGACGACCCAGGCCTTTACCGTCAGCACGGATAGGTGAGGCAGTTACACCCAAACCTGATGCATTAGGGAATAGTTCACGACAGGTTCCCCACATCGTACCACGTACAAGATGGTGCGCTTCATCACTGAAAACACGGGTAACGCTATCATGCCAGCGCTCATAGGATTTACCGCGTAAAGTGGGTGCACTCGCAATAACAATATCAGCGCCGGGTGCATAAGTGCTGTAACCCAGCTTTTTCATCTGCTGACCAGTGGCAAATTTAATAGCATCTTTTTGCGCGATAAATCTGTGTGGTAAACCCTGTGCAGCTACTGCCATTGCTATCTGACTAACCAGTTCTTTACGGTGTGCCTGGATAACTTTGATCCCATCAGTTTTCACTAGTTCCGCCATAGTTCGCGTTTTACCACTCCCCGTAGGCATTACCAGGATCACATCTTTCTTACCGTTATCCCATTCAGCGTTAACACCGTTCACAGCATCCTGCTGATAGTATCGTAACGGTTGTTGACTCACGCGTGATTCTCCTTCATGTATGCATCACGTGCGGCTTTCTGTGCCTGTCCGTTTCGTTTAAACTGACGCCCACGGAAAAGATACTTACCCGTTACACGATCAAAAAATACGTTCTGACGAATGAAACTATACAGATTGCTTACCATCGTTTTATCTCCGTTTTGATTGTGAAATAATCATAAAATAATTCTTGACACATTGCAAGCTGACTCGTAACCTTAGCCACGTAACAACCAATCAACCACAAAGGAAACAACTATGTTTGATGTTAAATTAACAATTGCTGCACCCGGCCTGGAAACTGCGATCAATAACCTGGCAAATGCTATTGCTACTGGTGCAGCACCTCTTTTGACTGTACAGGGCGATGGTATCGTTAAAGAAGCAGTAATCGCCGCTACACCAGCAGCCCCAGTAGCGCCCGTAGTTCCTGTTGCACCAGTCGTTGATAACGATGATGACGGTGATACCAGCACTGATGAATTCGACGGCTGGGGTCTGCGCCATGACACGCGTATTCACACTGATAGCAAGTCTATCAATAAAGGTGATAAACAGTGGCGTCAGAAGAAAAAACTGGATGATGCTTTCCTGGACGGCGTGAAACGCGAACTGATCGCTGAAGCGGTTGCGGCTGGTCGTTATACCGGACCTGCTGAACTGGCTCCTAACTATGTTGCACCAGTTGATCCAGCTCCAGCAGCGCCTGTTGTACCTGCTGCACCAGTAGTGCCAGTTGCACCTGTAGTCCCTGCAGCTCCAGCAGCGCCTGTTGTACCTGCTGCACCAGTTAACGCTGATCCTGCAAAAGTGTATAACACACAGGTTCTCCAGTCTGCACTGATGGCGATGTTTGGTAAAATTACGGGTGACCGTGCCGCACCGATCAGTAAGCGTATTCTGGCACTGTATAATACCGATAACATCATGGCACTGGCTGATCCGGTACAGCTTAAGTCAGCGGTTGATCTGATTGAAAAAATCAACTCAAACACTGACGATGCAGAAAAAATCGTGGGTGAAGCTGAAGGTATGAAAGCGATGGGTGGTGCTTTCTAATGACCAATAACGCTACCTTTAGTGCCAGTGGTTCAAAACGTTGGTTATCTTGTCCGGGTAGCGTTCAACTGGTTCAGCGGATCGACTTTGAAGAACCTTTATCTGACAGCAAAATGGAAGGTAAAGCAGCCCACTGGGTATTAGAACAGAAAATTAAAGGTAAACCGCCTTTGATGCCTTGTGTAGCACCCAATGGGATTCAGGTCACTGATGATATGCATCAACATGCTGATGAATTTATTGCTGATGTAATTTCAGTTGGTGCAAAACTGGATCCGCTGTTTTCAGAAGTTCGCATTTATATCGACTGGTTATTACCCGGTCAGTACGGTATCTGTGATTATCAGTGGTATGACACGGTTAACGATGTACTTTATACCTGGGAATATAAATATGGTCATGTTCCCGTCAATGCTGAAGATAATTCACAGGGTGTTTACTACTCACTTGACCAGCGCTGGATCAGCACCGTTAAAAAGATTGTTTTCACTGTCTTTCAACCGCGCAGTTACCATCCTGCAGGAACAATAAGACGCTGGGAATTTAACCGATCATTGTTGATGACCTGGGCTGACCGTTTTAAACAAGGTTACGAAGATGCTCACAAGGTTGATGCACCGTTAGTAGTCGGTGACCACTGTAAGCATTGCCCGGCGCGTGGTATGTGTCCTGCTGTACTTGAGAGGATTAACGAATTGAAAACTGTTCTTGATGCACCACCTTCGTTAACGCCTGAAGAAGTAGGTAAGCGTTTAGCAATGCTGGAAGAACTCCATGCGTTGTCGGGTGATGCAAAAACCGCATTACACACACAGGGCTTACATTTTGTTCGTAAAGGTTTTGCGCTACCTGGTTTTAAACTGACGACTAAGCAGACTAAACGCCAGTTGACAGACGAAGGTAAACTGGTTGGTGCAGCGCCTATGTTTGGTGTTGAACCGGATAAGCTTTACGAACGTAAACTGAAACCATTATCTGTTCTTGAAAAAACATTACCCCCGGCGCTGGTTGATATGTGTACATCAAAAGCCGAAGGTAAACCGATCCTCGTTCCTGACAGTGATTTACGCGACGGTGTAAGCACAATGGCAGAAGCAGTATTTAACTCACCCGTGACGATGCCTGATGGCGCACGTCCACTTTAAAAGGTAAGTATCATGGCTCAGAAAGCACAAAAAGAAACTTTTTTAACTCCTGTAGGTCGTTTGGTTGGTGGTAGTTTTACCGAACTCAATAAGAAAGATCACAAAGGTCGTGATCTAGCGCCTGAAAAATATAACTGGTGGGCTGGTTTAGCTTTTCCAAAAACAGCGGCGAACTGGTGGGAAGAACCGGGCGAACTGGGTGTAATGTTTCAGGCAATTTTACGTGCTGCAAATTCGTGGTATGTGAATGGTGAGACACAATCACCAGATTTCGCATGGAAAATTCATAACGGTGACGATCCTAAACATGCTGGAAAAACTGGTTATGCTGGTCACTGGGTTGTGGGCTTTTCACGAAATGTTCAGATTGATCAAGTGAAAGTTTATGATACAAACTTCAAACCAGTAATTGATCCTAACATGCTGAAAAAAGGATTTTATTACCGTATTGATGGTTCTACATCTGCAAACGAAAATACAGGTGATCAGGCTGGGATGTATATCAACATGCAGACAGTTCAGTTATGTGCTTTAGGTGATGAAATTGTCTCTGGACCATCTGCAGAGACAATTTTCGGACAAGCGCCAGCTATGCAACTTCCGACTGGTGCACGTCCAGTTAATGTAGCAGCGCCTACGCCAGCGGCAGCACCTGTAGCAGCGCCTACGCCAGCGGCAGCACCTGTAGCAGCGCCTACGCCAGCGGCAGCACCTGTAGCAGCGCCTACGCCAGCGGCAGCACCTGTAGCAGCGCCAGCGGCA